AATACTTATTGTGAAAGAATAATAAGTTGTCTTGATTATATTGAAGAAGAATATATTCTTTATGCACAAGAAGACTTCATACTGTATGATAATGTTAATTTTCAGGAATTTTTAAAATGTTTTGAATTCCTAAAGAGTAGTGATTATTCCTGTATTAAATTACTTAGATCTGGATCAGATTCTTTAGAAATAAAAAAATCCGAAAACATATATCAAAGCTGTAAAGAATTATCTGCAGTTCACCAGTCTTTGATTTGGAAGAAAAAAGATTTTATAGAAATAATATTAAATTTAAATCCAAGAACTATTAGAGATTTTGAATTTAATTCAAATGCAAGTTATATTATGAATAGATTGGGATATAAATCATGCTTTTATTTCCATAAAGATTCTCCTCCTCGTGGTGGACATTATGACAGTATAGTTTTCCCTTATACTGCTACTTCTATTTCCGCTGGTAAGTGGAATATGACGGAATATTCTAATGAGATTAATCAATTCTCTACCGAATATAATATAGATCTTAACAAAAGAGGAATTGTTTGATGATTAAACTTATTATTCTTGATATTGATGGTGTTATGACCGATGGTACTAAAGTATACGATCGTGAGCATAAAGTTTTGTCTAAAAGATTTTTTTGTAAAGATTTTACAGCGATAAAAAGATTTATTGCTTCTGGAATAAATGTTATAATGCTTTCTGGTGATGAGTGGAATCGTTCCATGGCAGAAAAAAGAAATATTGAATTTTATTGTTCTCGTGGTGAAAATCTTAGTTTAGATAAATCTCTTCTTTTACCAACTTTAATTGAAAAATATAACCTTTCTTTGGATGAAATTGCTTTTGTTGGTGATGATTATTTTGATCTTTCTATGTTTGAAAAATTAAAATACACATTTTGCCCCTATGATTCTCCTTTAATTATTAAGAATAAATCATATGTAACCTTAACTAAATGTGGGGGAACTGGAGTTGTATCTGAACTTTATGATTATTTTGTAGAAAATAAATTTGTTGAGGATTCTGACCCTGAGCAAGTTGCTCTATTAGATAAAAAAGAAATTACAAGTCAAGAAATGAAATAATGAATAATTACGATCTGTGTCTTTATGGTCATTTAACTGTTGATAGAGTTTTTACTGGATTTAGTGAAAGTTTAACACTAGGTGCCCTTGCCAATGTTTGGTATGCTTTCACTAAAATTAATCCTTCTCTTAAAATTAAATTGAATCCTATATCTTTAGGTGAAGCCATTGTTCTTGTAAACTGTGAAAATTCTCAAAGAATAGGACGAGCAAATTTAAACATAAAGGAAAGAAAAGTAAATATAGAAAAATCTAAGTGGCATCATATAATGTATTTGAACCATCTTAAAGACCTTTCCTTTATTAACCATATTGATACTGGAACAATATCTGCAGATATATCTGCTGGTGGTGATTTTGAAAGAATTATTCCTTTTCTGAATAAGATAGATTTTCTTTTTATTTCTGATGAAGATCTTTTTATGGATGTTTACGAACTATCTAAAAAAGTTTCTGGAAAAGTAATATTACATTATCCATCTGGAAGTTTAGTTGTTGGATCTGATGGTGAGGAGATAGAAACCCAAACTTCGGTTGTTGATAATTTGGATGTTCTTGGTGCTGGAGATATTTTTGCAGCAAGTTTTATTTCTTCCTACATGGAATCCAATGAGTTAAAAAAATCTATAGAATTTTCACATCAAAAAACTACAGAAATATTAATGGAGAAAAAAAGTATATGAAAACTAATATTGTCCTTCCAATAGCGGGAAATGGTCAGCGTTTTGTTGATGGTGGGTATAAGACCATCAAGCCTTTAATAGAATTTGAAGGTAAGTATTTAATTCAAAAATCAATGGAATCAATTGATTATGAAAATTCAAATTTAATTTTTATAGTCAGGAGAGAGCATGTTCAAACATTTAATTTGGATTTAAAATTAAAGGAAATTTTTGGACAAGATATAATTATTATTATTCTAGAAAACCCCACAGAGGGGGCTCTTTGTACTTGCCTATTTGCGGAAAAATATATTAATAATGATTATCCTCTAATTATTTTTACTCCAGATTGCTATTTTGAACCAAAATTTTCTATTGAACGTGTGCCATCAAATTATGATGGGGCAGTATCTACTTTTTCTTCTACTAGTCCAGCGCATAGTTATGTTCAATTGAATAGTGATAATCTTGTGGTTAAAGCAGCAGAAAAAGAAGTTATAAGTGAAAATGCTGTAGGTGGTCTTTATTACTTTAAACGAGGTAGTGTATTTGTAAAATATGCAAAAGATCAAATTGAAAAAAATATCAAAACAAAAGGAGAATTTTATATCTGTCCAGTATATAATTTATTAATAGATGCTGGTTTAAAAATTGGCATAGACAAAAATACCAGGCACGATATACTTGGAACACCAGAAGATTTAGATTTTTATTTAAAAAATAAAAAAGAGAATCTCTGATGAATACAATACCATTAATGATTCAAGGACCAACTGAATATTACAAAGAAATAGTAGAATTTTATAAAGATTATGAATGTGTTTGGTCAACTTGGTCCACCGAACCTAAACAAAATATTGATTATATAAATTCTAAAGAAAATTTTACAGTATTATTATCAGAAATTCCAAAATTTAAATATGACTATCATTGGGGTCTATATGCGTGGATTTCTACACTCAATGGATTTGAGTATTTAAAAAGTAAAAATTATGAATTTGGAATAAAAATTAGATCTGATTTTTTAATTGATATTTCTGAAATACTTAAAATTACAAAATTTGACCACTTTAATTGTTTTGGGTGGGATACTGGTGGGGTTGGATATTTGTGTGATTATTATTTTTCTAGTCCAGTTGATACTATGTGTGATATAATGAAAGAATGTATAAGTATAGAATCTGAATCATTTCCAGAAAATATCTTAACATATGCTTTACTTCAAAAACTTAACTTTAGAAAAATAAATTATACTTTAACAGACAATACTAAATTTTGGTGGTTGAAACGGGGTATAAGTGAGCAACATTATATGGATCATGTCAGAAATGGAACTTGGTATAATATAACCGATAAAAAACAAATTTCTAAGTGTGTTGATTATAACTTTTATAGAGATAATTTTCCAGAAAATTATGAACTAACTTATAAATGGGGTCCCAAATAAATGAAAGACTATCATAAAGATAGTAAACTTTTTAATAATGAAAAGTTTGCTCTAGGAAAATTTGCAGATGGTGAATGGGGTGCTATAAAAGGAACTTATTTTTTTCCTGCTAATGGCGAATGGCAAGCAAATGGAAATGATCCTAGTTTTGAAGAAGCAAGATTAGCACTTATTGAATCAATTCAATATAAACATCCAGATTATTATGTTGCAATTTGTCCTTGTTATAAAGAAGCAATAGAATTTTCTGGGCAAAATGAAAAAAATATTACTTATGCTAATATTTTTGTAAACTCAAATTATCAATATTACAAAAAATATTATATTAACTTATATAAAGAAAGAGACATTCATTTAGTTACTCATAGAAACACAAACTTGGAAGATCTTCCATTTAAAGTTGAAAAATTTTATCCAATCGATTATAATGCTTGGATAGTCAATAAAGATCTTCCATATCAAATTCTTGAACAGGATCCAAAAGACAAATTATTTTTATTTGCTGCTGGATCTTTTGCAAATATTTTGGCTCATAAATTGTGGGTCAATAATAAAAATAATACGTATCTTGATGTCGGTTCTACTTTAAATATTTGGACAAAAGTAGAGAGATTAAAAAGAGACTATTATATGGGAAATCAAGAATTAGAAAATCTCTCTTGTCCTTGTCCAAATTTTTAAAAAGTTAATTATAAGATGAAAGTTGCATTAATAACAGGTATAACGGGTCAAGATGGATCTTATCTTGCCGAACTTCTTTTAGAAAAAGGATATGAGGTTCACGGTATTGTTCGGAGATCTTCTTTGATTAATACTGATCGTATTGATCATATTTACGATCAAATTAAACTTCATTATGGGGATCTGACTGATTCCACAAACCTTGTAAGAGTCATTCAGCAAGTTCAACCAGATGAGATTTATAATCTAGGTGCTCAAAGTCATGTAAAAGTATCTTTTGAGATGCCCGAATACACTGGACAAACTGATGGGTTGGGAACTCTTCGTATTCTTGAAGCAGTTCGTCTTTTGGGAATGGAAAGAAAGACTAGAATCTATCAGGCATCTACGTCAGAAATGTATGGTAAGGTTCAAGAAATTCCTCAAAAAGAAACTACACCTTTTTATCCTCGTTCACCTTATGGAGTTGCAAAAGTTTATGGATACTGGATCGTCAAAAACTACCGAGAGTCGTATGGATTACATGCAAATTCTGGAATTCTTTTCAATCACGAATCCCCAAGAAGAGGAGAAACTTTTGTCACAAGAAAAATCACTCGCGGATTATCATCTATTTCAACTGGGCAACAAGACATATTATATCTCGGGAATCTGAATGCGAAACGTGATTGGGGACATGCTAAAGATTTTGTTGAGGCAATGTGGTTGATGTTGCAGCAGGATGAACCTGATGATTACGTAATCGCCACAGGAAAGCAGTATTCGGTGCGTGAGTTTGTAGAAGAAGCAGCACCATACTTTGGTATGAATATTGTATGGGAAGGTGAAGGTATTATGGAAAGGGGTATTGATAAAAGTACTGGTAAAACGATCATTAAGGTCAACGCTAAATATTTTAGACCTGCTGAAGTAGAGACTTTATTAGGTGATGCCACTAAGGCAAAGGAAAAACTAGGTTGGGAACCTAAGATTTCTTTTAAACAACTTGTTGAGGATATGTGCATTTATGGACAGTGATTCTAGAGTATTAGTCGCTGGTGCCAACGGAATGGTTGGATCAGCAATTGTTAGAAACCTTGAAAGTAAAGATTATACTAACATTATTAAAGGAACTCGTCAGACTGTAGATTTTACAGATCAAGAAGCGACTGACACCTTTTTTAGACTTAAAAAACCCGATTATGTATTTGTTGCTGCTGCCAAAGTTGGTGGTATTATGGCAAACAGTACGTATAAAGCAGATTTTCTAACTCAGAATATTCGTATTCAAACAAATATTATTGATTCTGCTTATCGTTGGGGTGTAAAGAAACTGTTGTTCCTTGGATCATCTTGCATTTATCCTAAGTTTGCAACTCAACCTATCACCGAAGATCAGTTGATGACTGGTGCTCTGGAACCTACCAATGATGCCTATGCGATTGCTAAGATCACTGGTATTATGATGTGTCAGGCATATCGCCAGCAGCACGGTTTTAACGCTATCTCTCTGATGCCTACCAATCTTTATGGTCCTAATGATAATTTTAATTTAGAAACCTCACACGTTCTTCCTGCAATGATTGCAAAATTTCATGATGCAGTTTCATATCATAGTGAGTATTGGGAAGTTAAACTTTGGGGCGACGGATCTGCCATGAGAGAGTTTCTACATGTTGATGATCTTGCAGAAGCGTGTTATGTTTGTATGCAGAAATATGATGAGGTAGAGCATATTAATGTTGGAACTGGTGAGGACGTAACAATTAAAGAACTTGCAGAAACTGTTGCTAATATTGTTGGATATGATAGACAAATTAATTGGGATATTACAAAACCAAATGGTACTCCACGTAAAGTTTTAAACGTAGATAAAATTAAATCTCTTGGGTGGAATCCAAATATTTCTCTTTGTGAAGGGATTAAAAACACTTACGAATGGTATAAAAAAAATGTTGTCATTTAATCATATTGGAAATCTTGGTCGTCTTGGAAATCAAATGTTTCAATATGCTTCTTTAAAGGGCATTGCAAAATATAGAGACTATGAATATTCAATACCTCCAAAAGAAGTTTTTGGAAATATTGACAATAATGTTAAAAGAAGTGAATGTAACCTTCATGATGTTTTTGATTTAGAGAAAGAAAAAATTGGATTAATTAAAAATCCAACCTTACCCGAAAGAATGCATGAATTTGATGAAGATCTTTTTGTAAATTTTCCCGATAATGTAGATTTGTTTGGTTATTATCAAAGTGAAAAATATTTTAAACATATCGAAAATGAAATTAGGAAAGATTTTTCTTTTAAAGAAGATTTATTTGATATGTGTAAAAATGTTATTAATGGCGATGAAGTAGTAATATCTTTACACATAAGACGTGGAGATTACATAACTAATAATAATCATCCTGTTCAAGATATTGAATATTACGAAAAAGCATTATCCAAATTTGATAATTACCCAGTAATTGTTTTTTCGGATGATCCAGAATGGTGCAAGAATAAAAATATTTTTTCTTCCGATAGATTTTTAATATCTGAAAATAATACGACAGATTTTGATTTATGTTTGATGAGTTTGTGCGATTATCATATAATTGCAAATAGTTCTTTTAGTTGGTGGGGAGCTTGGTTGGCAAAAAGTAAGCAGGTAATTGCACCTAAAAAATGGTTTGGTGGGGAGTGTGTAAATAAAAATGTAAAAGATATGCCTTTTGGTAATTGGATTTGGTTATGATTAATTTATGGTATGAGGATTTTCATCTTCCTCCTGGTATGAATGGACCAAGAAAACTTCTTATAAATTTAAAAGAATCTTTAATAGATTCTAATATACCATTTTCAGTAAATTCTGAGAAATATAAAATTAATTTTTTAGTTCATTATGATGAGTATGCTTATCCAAAACACGAAAAACTGGAACACAGCACGTGTTTTATTGGTCCTCAATTTTGGCCATTTAACGACTATGGTAAATTTTTAATCGAACATCCCGAATACTATAATAAAATTATCGTTCCTTCTAAATGGGTAGAAAATAAGTTTATTGATAAATTTAATTTTCCTAAAAATAAAATTTGCATTTGGCCAGTTGGAATTGAAAAATTAAACACTAAAAAAGAAATTGAATTTGATTGTTTAATATACTTTAAAAGACGCAGCACTCATGAATTAAAAATTGTAGAAGATTTTTTTGCAAGTTTAGGTATTTCATATCAAGTCATCTCTTATGGTAATTATCAAGATGATGATTTGGAAAAACTTTGCAGTAAGTGTAAATTTTGTTTTCTTTTAAATGGAACTGAAAGTCAAGGTATAGCAGTTCAACAAATAATGTCGTCTAACACGCCATTGCTTGTTTGGGACGTTACTGAGTGGACAGATCAAGGTGAAGAATATAAAGTCTCTGCTACTTCTATACCCTATTGGTCTGATGAATGCGGAAAAGTTTTTTATGATAGGGATGATATAGAAATTACTTTTTTTGAGTTTTGTGATAAAATTAATGAATACAATCCAAGAAAATATATCGAAGAAAATCTTTCTTTTGAAAAATCTGTAAAAAAATTAATGGAGATTATAAATGATTGAAAATTGGAGTTGCCTCACGACACAAGACACTACTCCATATGCAGAGATTTGCATAGAGGCAGTTGAGAATGATGAAGTCTTTGAAAAATTTAAGCAGGACCCCAGATATACTGCTATTCTAGAACACGTGTCCCCAGAACACGGTCAAAAATATTTTAATGGAATTATGTACTATGAGTTAAATGCAGAACTTATAGAAGCATTTAAAGAAAACGATAAACTTGGTGGAGCAAATCTAATTGATTATGGAAATCCTTTTGGATATGTTTCACCTTCAACATTGAGGTATGTCCAAAATACTCTTGATATTGCTCACTTTGTTGGTGAAGGTGAAATTAATAAAATTGTAGAAATTGGTGGAGGTTACGGAGGACTGTGTAAGACAATTAGTTGCCTTTGTGATTTTGATGAATATCACATTTATGATCTCGAATCAGCATCTAAATTGCAGCAAAAGTATCTTTCTAATTTTAATATTAAAGATAAAGTATTTTTTCACTCGGTCCCAGAAAAAATTGAAGATGTGGATTTGCTAATTAGTAACTACGCTTATTCGGAACTTAATCTAGAACTTCAGAATCTTTATTATGAAAATGTTATTAAGAATGCAAAGAGAGTATACATGATTCTCAATCGTGGAGAAGTAAGTAGAGATGTTTTATTGAAGCGAGCAGAAGAAGATTTTGAAGTTGATGTTCAAAAAGTTTTAGATTTTTGGCCACCTAATGGATATCTTTACTATACAACTATGGTGAAGAAATGAAAATCTGCATCTTAACTATTGCAACAAACAAGTATATTCAGTTTGTTGAAAGACTTCTTGATAATATTGAAGAGAACTTTCTTAATGGGCACGATATTGAGTGTTTGCTTTTCACAGACCATGAAGTAGAAGCATCTGAAAATGTAAGAGTTTGTCAAATTGACCACGAACCTTGGCCAATGCCTACTTTGAAGAGATACAATTACTTCGTAAAAGAAAAAGAGTTTATCTCTCAGTTTGATTATTGTTTCTACTTTGATGTGGATATGGGTCTGGTAGATAAGGTTGGTGATGAGGTTCTAAGCGACCTAATTGCCACTCAGCACCCCTACCAGTCCTTCTATCCTAAGGAGCAGAGGTCGTATGATAGAAACCCACAATCGCTGGCATACGTGCCTGTGGGTGGGGAAGGTGAGCACTATTATGCTGGTGGATTTAATGGTGGGTCTACAAAGAGATTTCTTGAAATGGCAGAGGTTCTTGCAGACCGTGTAACCAAAGATCTTGAAAAAGGAGTTGTTGCTTTATGGCACGATGAATCTCAAATGAATCGCTATTTAATTGACAATCCACCAACTTTGAGTCTGACACCTTCATATTGTTTTGCGGAAGAACAGATGGGAAATCCAGAGTACCCATTTGCTCCTAAAATTATTGCCTTGAAGAAAAATCACAATGAACTTAGATCTTAGAGAAATACCTGCTCTTTATATGAATTTGGAGCAGCATACTGAAAAGAATGAGAGTATGCAAACTCTTTTGAAAGAATGTGGATTTAAACATATCATTCGTGTAGAAGGTGTTGCTCGTCCAGATCGTCCTGTTGCAGGATGCTCTGCTGCTCATCACAAAGGATTGTCCGAGATTGATCCACCATTTATTCTTTTTGAAGATGATTGTGTAATCAAGAATTTCCGTCCAGAGATTGAAATTCCTGATGATGCCGATGCAGTTTATCTTGGCATTTCATCTTGGGGGAGAATGAATGGACACTCTGGACCTTATGTTCAATATGAACACGTTAAAGATGATCTTTATCGTGTTTATAATATGTTAGGAGGACATTCTGTGTTGTATCTGAATGATGAATATGTTAGAATGTGCCAAAGGATTACTTATCATGCTGGATACATAATAGAAGATTACCAAGATATTGGATTTGCTGAGATTCAGAGATGGTTCAATGTCTATACATTTAATAATCCATTCTTTTATCAAACTAGTGGATATCATGGAACGGTTAATCCTCTAACAAGTTATCCGACAGAAGAGTGTTTTGTTTATAATAAAAATTATTTTTTACCTGAGAGAGTTGTATGACTAAATCACTAGTTACTGGCGGTGCTGGATTTATTGGTTCCAATCTTGTTGATCGCCTCATAGAAATAGGACACGAAGTTGTCGTTATTGACAATGAGTATTCCGATGCTCATGACCGATTCTATTGGAACGATAAAGCACAAAATTATAAGTATGATATTCGTGATTATGAAAATACACGCCCACTTTATGATGGTGTAGATTATGTTTTTCATATTGCGGCAGAAGCACGTATTCAACCCGCAATTTTAAACCCTATCGAAGCTGTAAGTATTAACTCTGTCGGCACAGTAACGGTTTTGCAGTGTGCTCGTGAATCTGGTGTTAAGAGAGTGATATATTCTTCTACATCTTCTGCATATGGAATGAACCAAATTCCCAACGTTGAAACTCAACCAGATGATTGTTTAAATCCATATTCAGTTTCGAAAGTGAATGGAGAAAAACTATGTAAAATGTATAATAATCTTTATAATCTTTCTACAATTTGTTTTCGGTATTTTAATGTTTATGGTGAGCGTCAACCACTTCGTGGACAATATGCTCCAGTAGTTGGAATTTTTCTTAGGCAAAATGCTGCTGGAGAACCACTCACGATTATCGGTGACGGAAATCAGCGTAGAGATTTTACATATGTTGGTGATGTTGTAAATGCAAACATTCTCGCAGCAACTAAAGACGTTGATGAAAGTGTGTTTGGACAACTTTATAATGTTGGGACTGGAAAAAATTATTCTATTAATGAGGTTGCCAGTTTTATTTCCACGAATATCGTAAATATTCCACCCCGCCCTGGTGAAACAAGAATTAGTTTATCAAATAATTCTAAATTGTGTGAAACTTTTGGGTGGAAACCAACAGTGATACTTGAAGATTGGATTAGTAAACAAATAGAAACATCTGAAACTTTAGATAGTAATTAGTATGACAGTTCAAATTTTTACGTCTGTGGTAAATAGACCACAATTTTTAGAGTTGCAAGTTAAGTTATTTTCTAAATTTTTGGAAAATGACTATCAATTTCATGTAGTGTATGATGATGGAATAGATAAAAATATTCTCAAAGAGTTTGAGAATATCTGCCAAAATAATAATTTAATTCTACATAAAGCGGATAATTCTGTAATACACAGTAATCCTTCTACTTGTATTAGTAAAGTCGTAAAATGGATTTATGATGAACTATTAATTAAAACATATCATGATGATATTTGCATGATTGTTGATTCTGATATGTTTTTGATTGATAAATTCAATGTTCAAGAATACATTTCCGAATATCCAATTGCTGGCATACCTCAATATAGAGGACATGTTAAGTACATTACAAATCAATTGATGATATTCAACATGAAAGAAATATTAAAGATAGATTCGAATATTGATTTTATGGATGGAACTGTTGAAAATCAGCATGTGGATAGTTGTGGAGAAATGCATTATTGGTTTAAAAAGAATAATATTAATTTGAAAGAAGTATTGACAGTCTATCCAACACATTTTAATGACATAGAGTTGCAAGATCCAAATATTACCAACGGCATTAATTTTGAGTTGTATGACGATATATTTTTACACTATAGGGCTGGATCAAATTGGTTTTCAAAATGGAAAGAAAATGAAGATCCTTTAATAGAAAAAGAAAAGATATTTAATAAAATAATCGAAAGTATCTTAATATCATAATTATAATGGACAAAAATAAATCAATCTATAAACTTAAAGGTCTTCCTCCAATTTATTATTTAAATCTTGATGGACAACCTGAAAGATCAGAATATATGGAGAATCAATTTAAATATTGGGAAATTGAAAACTATACTCGTATTTCTGCTTATGATGGGCGCGAAGATGATTTAGGGCACATTCTTAAAGGAAAGTATCCTGATAATATGTCTTCTGGAGAAGTTGGATGTGTAACTTCTCACCTTAAAGCATTGGAGTATTTTTTGCAAAATTCAGATTCTCCCTGCGCTTTAATTATGGAAGATGATTGTGATTTAGATACTGTTAAGCATTGGTCTTTTAATTGGAAAGATTTCTTTTCAAAAGTTCCTTATGCTTATGATGTAATTCAATTGGCAATTATTAATCCTGCTCAGGTTCATTTGAAAATTCACCGACGATTTGTGAATGACTTTTCAACCGCTTGTTATTTAATAACTAGACGTCACGCTCAAAAACTTATAGATCTACATGTAAGAGATGGAAAATATAAGTTGGATAATGGAGTTAAACCTAGAGCGGTTGCTGATGACTTAATTTATAATTCTGGTAATACTTATGCTATACCATTATTTCTTTATAAGATTGAACTGGGGTCATCAATACATCGTGACCATGTTGATGTTTTTCATCGCAGTAGTTATGAAGGGTTGTGGCAATTTTGGAAAAATCAATCATCAGAAATAGATGATTGGAATGCAATCTTCGATTATGACCCTTATTTTGGAACACTTCCTCCTGGTTGGGAAGGGAAATAGTAAGCATTTATACTTATAATGTGCGAAAATCGTAACAGGGGTGCTTGACACCCCTTTATTTTTCCTATATAATTGTGTAACAATTCTTAACGAATTTACAATGACTGTAACAACTAATGATCGTGGTCAACAAAACATGTGGGCAAAAGAACCCACCATGTACTACGAAAACTACGGGATGGATACTCCCAATCAAGTAAAGGAAAGATACAATGGACGCTGGGCAATGGTCGGCATTATTGCTGGTGCTATTTCTTATGCTCTCACTGGCAAACTCTTCTTCGGAATCTTCTGATGACTGAACTTATTTGGACAGTAACCACTGTTGCTTTTTTTGTGACTTTAGGTTATGCTGTGGAGAAACTTGCTGAAACTTATTCATGAGTGCTAATATGCTTGGGCAACTTGGAGTTGCTCTTCAAGAGGTTGGTTGGGATCGAGATGTAGAACTAGAAGTCAAAGTCGCAGGCACCCTCAAAAATGATAAGTTTATTGTAATTAAACCTATCAAAGAAAAACTGGTTTCTAATCTAGATCCAAGTCTTAAACAACAACACCCTTATAAAGGAGAAAACTAATGGAAAAAATTTTTACTGAAAAAGCAGAACGTCTGAATGGTCGTCTTGCAATGCTAGGATTTGTTGCCGCTGTTGGTGCATATATCACTACTGGGCAAGTGATTCCTGGTATTTGGTGAGTATTATAAAATCAACACATCTTTGAAATAAGACTTAATCATTCTTAACTCTGCTCTAAATAAAGGGCAGAGTTTTTTAGTATTATGCCACGCGGACAATTGACCAAGCAGGAAATAAAGAGAATATTATTGATGTATAAGAACGAATTATACGAAGAAAATATTGGATACACTTCAGATCCAAAGGGACTTGCTCACAAGTATTTGAACAAGGTTTTAGACAAGATAGAGGAATACGCCAGATAAGCACTCATACTTATTGACAGGATTTCCTGACAATGTTATGATAAATACATCAAACATTAAGGAATGTAACAATTCTCTAATGTTGTCCTCTACCTAACCGAGACCTATGGGGAGGTTAAACACAGTCTCTCATACCCACAATGGAGGGTGTTGTGGGAAATACTGTAACCATCCAGTTCCCCCTGGACTTTTACTTACCCCTTTAACGAAAAATGACTGCTACAATCGCTACACGTCGCTCAACTACTTCGGCGTGGGATTCATTCTGTGAATGGATTACTTCAACGAACAACCGCCTTTATGTTGGTTGGTTCGGAACTTTGATGATTCCTACATTGCTTGCGGCAACTGTATGTTTCATCGTCGCCTTCATTGCTGCCCCGCCTGTGGACATTGATGGCATTCGTGAACCTGTTGCTGGTTCACTCATGTATGGTAATAACATCATCTCTGGTGCTGTTGTTCCTTCAAGCAACGCTATTGGTCTGCACTTCTATCCCATTTGGGAAGCAGCAAGTTTGGACGAATGGCTCTATAACGGTGGTCCTTACCAACTTGTTGTTTTCCACTTCCTTATTGGCATCTTTAGCTATATGGGTCGTGAATGGGAACTTTCCTATCGTCTTGGTATGCGTCCTTGGATTTGCGTAGCATATTCGGCACCCGTTGCTGCTGCTACTGCTGTATTCTTGGTATATCCTTTTGGTCAAGGAAGTTTTAGTGATGGTATGCCACTTGGTATTTCTGGAACCTTCAACTACATGCTTGTGTTCCAGGCAGAGCACAACATCCTGATGCACCCCTTCCACATGCTTGGAGTTGCTGGTGTGTTCGGTGGTTCTCTGTTCAGTGCGATGCACGGTTCTCTGGTTACTTCTTCCCTGGTTCGTGAAACCACTGAGAATGAGTCACAGAACTATGGTTACAAGTTCGGTCAAGAAGAAGAGACTTATAACATCGTTGCTGCTCACGGGTATTTTGGACGCCTTATTTTTCAGTATGCTTCGTTCAATAACTCCCGTTCGCTGCACTTCTTTTTAGCGGCGTGGCCAGTAGTTGGTATTTGGTTTGCTGCTCTAGGTGTAAGCACCATGGCATTTAACCTTAACGGATTTAATTACAACCAGAGTATTCTTGACTCACAAAATCGTGTAATTAACTCTTGGGCTGATGTTCTTAACCGTGCTAATCTTGGTTTCGAGGTGATGCATGAGAGAAACGCCCACAACTTTCCTCTGGACCTTGCTGCTGCAAGCAACACCCCTGTTGCTCTTACTGCACCTGCAATCGGTTGATAAAAACTCAATAGTTTTTAAGACCTCCTTTCGGGGGTCTTTTTTTATGCTATAAATAATAATGTAGTAGAGACAGTAGCAGTAAGAATGAAGCATAAGCATCATATTGTTCCAAGACATATGGGTGGAACTGATGACCCATCAAATCTTGTTGAACTGACTGTTCAGGAACACGCAGAGGCGCATAGGAAACTTTGGGAGGAGTATGGAAATATTAAGGACTATGCTGCTTGGAAAGGTTTGTCTGGAACCATAGGTAAGGAAGAAATAGTTAAGATGTTAATGGACCCCACAGGAAGAAAACATAGTGAGGAAACTAAAAAGAAGATAAGTGAAGCATGTAAAGGAAAAAAATTAAGCGATAAAACCAAAGAAAAATTAAGTGCTATTAATAAAGGTAAAAAGTTGAGTGAAGAGCATAAGAAAAATATTTCCAAAAGTTTAAAAGGAGATCCCCGACTTGCTTCCAACTTGGGTAAGAATTTAAGTGAAGAACAAAAACAGAAGTTGCGTATTGCGAATATGGGAAATAAAAATGCTTCTGGTCCTCACAAAGTAAGTGAAAAATCTCGACAAAATAGAATAAATGCAACAAAGGAAAGATGGAGACAGTATAGAATATCAAAGGGATTGGACCCAGATAAACCTGTTGATAAGAGATATAATAAGTAGAATTTCTTATTGACTTTTATTGTAAAGTATTGTAAACTAAATATGAGAAATAATAAAGGAGGTTTGATGGTTTCATCTACACTTTCAAAACCAATTCAACAAAGGGGGTGGTTTGATGTCTTGGATGATTGGCTTAAAAGAGACCGTTTCGTTTTTGTTGGCTGGTCTGGACTTCTTCTTTTTCCCACTGCTTATCTTGCTCTTGGTGGTTGGCTTACTGGAACAACTTTCGTTACGAGTTGGTACACTCACGGGCTTGCAAGTTCCTATTTGGAGGGCGCGAATTTTCTTACAGCGGCAGTTAGTAGCCCAGCAGATTCTATGGGTCATTCTCTTCTTCTTCTCTGGGGTCCTGAGGCTCAAGGGGATTTCGTCAGATGGTGTCAACTTGGGGGACTCTGGACTTTTGTGGCGCTCCACGGAGCCTTCGCTCTTATAGGTTTCATGTTGCGTCAGTTTGAGATTGCTCGACTGGTTGGCATCAGACCTTATAACGCAATCGCATTCTCTGGTCCTATTGCAGTATTCGTTTCAGTCTTCCTGATGTATCCACTGGGCCAATCCAGTTGGTTCTTTGCCCCATCATTTGGTGTGGCAGCAATCTTCAGGTTCCTGCTGTTCCTTCAGGGTTTCCACAACTGGACCCTCAACCCCTTCCATATGATGGGAGTTGCTGGTATACTGGGTGGAGCACTGCTCTGTGCCATTCATGGAGCAACTGTAGAAAACACACTTTATGAAGACGGTGAAAAAGCAAACACTTTCAAGGCATTTGAACCAACTCAAGAGGAAGAGACCTATTCGATGGTTACTGCCAACAGATATTGGTCTCAAATCTTTGGTATTGCGTTTAGTAATAAGCGTTGGTTGCATTTCTTTATGTTATTTGTTCCTGTCATGGGTCTTTGGACCTCTTCTATTGGCATTATTGGTCTTGCTCTTAATCTGAGAGCATATGATTTTGTGAGTCAAGAGATCAGAGCAGCAGAAGATCCAGAATTTGAAACGTTCTACACGAAAAATATCCTTCTAAACGAAGGTCTTCGTGCTTGGATGGCACCTGTAGACCAACCTCATGAGAACTTTGTGTTCCCTGAGGAAGTTCTTCCGCGAGGTAATGCTCTCTAAAATAAATAAAGGAGTTCCACAAGAACTCCTTTTTTATGGAATTTCTTTTAATTCTTTTACTGTTTCAACTCTTTGGTGTACTTATGTTTATACTGTCTGTAACACAAGATTTTTAATAGTGCTACATAAAGAGGTTGCTTTTTACCAATGAAAACTTTAACACTTACTGAAAATCAAATTAAACTCTTAGCAGATGCTGTATGGATGCGCCAGCGTCGTTTTATTGCAGGAGATAAAAGGTTTAGAGAATACGGAGAAATATTAGATAATATTCTCAAAGATATTGAATATACTCCATCAAGATTCTGATTATGACTTACGATACGGTTTTTATTTCCGATGTTCATTTGGGAACTAATAGATGTAATACAAAAAAGTTTCTCAAATTTCTTAAAGAATTAAAAACAAAAAAACTTGTGATGGTGGGCGACATTATAGACATCTATTGTATGGAAAAATATAATACTCGTTGGACAAAACAGCATACTGAATGTGTTCATCAAATTTTAAACCTTGCAAAGAAAGGAACAGAAATCGTTTATATTCTTGGAAATCATGAGGGAGAAATTCGTCGTTATTGTACCTTTGAACATAAAAATTTTAAAATGGTAGACGAATATATTCATAAAGATGTAAAAGGTAATAAGTTTCTTTGTGTTCATGGAGATAAGTATTCGGAGTTTTCTTCTGGATCTTGGAAACAACTTATCTTTAATTGGGGTTATGAATTTATTACTCCTTTGAGTTTATGGATGGAAAGATTTTTTAGATTTTCTTTAGTGTACGCATTAAAAAAATCAGTTAAAGGAAAAAATTATATTAACCAATATGAGACAGATCTTGCTTCATACTGTATTCAAAGAGATAAAAAGTATAATGGAATTATTGTAGGTCACATTCACCATGCAAATATTCGGCAGTTTGATAAGATGACTTATATGTGTTGTGGAGATTTTGTGGACACTTGTTCTGCTATTGTGGAAAAAAATGGTATGTATTGTTTGGAGAAATATTGATAATCTAGAATATGTTTTCAATTCATAACAAAAATTAACACCCTAATAAGAACTCATTATAATTAGAAATGAGTTCTTACTTTTATATGAAGATCTTTTTAGATACTGCCGATGTTTCGATGATTAGTTCAGCATATGACACTGGACTATTGGATGGAATTACTACAAATCCCACTTTAATTTTCAAAAGTGGTAGACAACTTCAAGAAGTTATTGCTGAAATTTCAAATATATTTCCAGATTTAGAAAGCATTTCTGCTGAGGTGGTTGCAGATACTGCCGAAGAAATGCTTTCACAAGCACAACAATATTACACAATCGCTCCTGCGGTTACAATCAAAGTTCCTTGTACAGTTGAAGGACTTAAGGCTTGTAAAACACTTTCCGACAAAGGAATTAAAACCAATGTAACTCTTGTGTTCTCGGTGGCACAGGCAATTCTTGCATCCAAAGCAGGGGCAACATTCATCTCACCTTTCGTTGGTCGTTGGATGGACAATTCTGTGGATGGAATTGAACTTATTAAAAATATTCGTAAGGCATTTGATCATTCATTTTCACAAACAGAAATTCTTGCAGCATCTCTTCGTGATGTAAGACAGGTAGAGCAATCTGCTCTTAATGGCGCGGATGTAGTTACGATTCCCCCCATTGTGTTCTGGGGAATGTATAAGAACATTATGACTGATAAGGGTCTGGAACTCTTTCAGAAAGATTGGGAAGAAGTTTTAAAAAATAAAAAATAAAAAAATGAAACCAGAGCATAAATGTTGGCATTTTATAATGTCTTCATTTGCAAGGTTATATGGAGTTGAAAGAATTAACGCAGATCGAAAGTTTCATGAAATTGCTTTGCAGTGGTGTGATGATCACAATTACATTTGCGATATTCACTTAGATGATTTAAATAAAGTTGATCTGTATTTTAGAAATATTTACGAAACTTGGGGGGGTTAGATGATTAGTTCTGATACTCCATATAAGATGGCAGAAATTATAAGAGATACTTGGCCTGGTCTTTACAGAAAACCAGAACCATCATATAATAATAAAAAAGATACTCATAATGAACGAATACTGGATTGTAACAGAGAATAAGACTGGAAGAGTCATTGCCCATTGTGGTAATATTAATGATGCAATTATGATGGTTAAATTTGATCCTAATCAAAGATCTTATAGTCGCCAGAGATTTATACTGGATCAAATTATCACGGTTACTTCCACAACCGATAAACAACTTCCAGGACAAATTGGTCTTCCTGCTGGTAATGAGCAATTACCTTCAATAGAACTTCAGCAACAAGTTTGGTTGCCAGAAGGACAAGGGGAACCAGTGATTATATGAATTATCGTAAAAGAAAACAAGCAGAGAATCAAAAAAAGAAAAGGATGTACACACCTGAAGGATACGTTGGAGATCCACCAGATGCAAAATGCCCTTATTGTGGAGAAAAAGGAAAATCCTGTTCTAATGTAAATAGTTTAAGTCGAGCATGGGCAAGGGATGCCTGCTCAAAAAAATATAATAAACAATCTTTTAGCAATGATTAAGGTATTATTTTTTTCTAGAAATTGTAGAGAAGAAGTTTGGGAATATGATTTTATTTTAAATGAAGTATTACCGAAACAATTGGAAAAATCCATACATTTTCTTTCTCTGGAACAAGTTAGGACTTGTGATGAAACATTTGATGTTTTTGTCTATAGTTGCAGAGATCCTGAAATATATGAATGGGGGTACATGCCTTCATATGATGATGCTTTAGAATGTGTTTTAAAATTAAAACCTAAAATTGTAATTCAATTATCCGATGAATATGCACATGAAGATCTGGATGTTCATAATGAGTTGGCAAATTATTGTGAATTATTTTTGAGGCAGCATAATCATCAAGAATTTAGAAAGGAAATATGTAAAACACCATTGTATTCTTATGAAAATATAATTCACATGCCTTTAGGATATCTTAATGATACTCCAGTTGATCAGATTGAAATATTAACACCAGATCAAAGAAAATATAATTGGTCTTTTGTTGGTAAGATTAAAGATGAACAGTTTTTTTATTATAACTCAGAAGTTGGTGAATGGTTGCCCACAACTGATCGGGCTAAAATGATAGAAACATTTCAAAATTCTATTGACAATTATTTTTTCAAGGATAGTGGAGTTGATAAAAAACAATTAGTTGAACTTTATAGTAATTCTATATTTGTTCCTTGTGGTAGAGGAAATACATCTTTAAATTGCTTTAGAAATTATGAGGCAACTATTTGTGGGGCAATACCTGTGGTTGTTTGGAGATGGCAAGGTGAACTTGATGTTGTATTTAAATATGGTGCAACACCAATACCGTGGATTTTTTCTCTTTCTTGGGAAGATGCAGTTCAAAAATGCAAAGAACTACTAAATCAACCAGAAAAACTTAAAGAACTTCAAGAACAAAATATAAATTGGTGGAATACTGTTATGAATAATATTCGTAACAAAGTGAAATCCGTTTTAATTAAACCTATTGATTTGACTAGAACTGAGAAATTAAAAAATTTTCCTCCAGTTCATTTTATTAGTATTGAAGAAACTCTAGAAAGAAGAACTCTTTTAATTGAAAAATTTAAAAATGTTGGAATTGAGAATGTTACTCCTCATATTTTTAAACGTTACAAAGATGAAGATCATACTATAGTTTCTGATTTTCTTGATAGAATTGGGCAATGGAGATTAAGTGAGGGTAGTCGTGGTCCAGTAACTTCTCATTTAAAAGCTGTTAAACGTTGGTATTATGAAACTGACGAACCATATGCATTCTTTTGTGAAGATGATCTTAGTTTGGAAACAGTTGATTATTGGAATTTTACTTGGGAAGAATTTTTTGAAAGACTACCAAAAGATTGGGAGTGTGTTCAACTTGCATGGATAAGAGAATATCTATTTCATTATGGAGACAAATTTAGAAATAGATGTTGGTGTGATTGGTCTGCTTGCGCCTATTTGATCTCTAGAGAACATGCTAAAAAATTAGTTGAAGCATATCATCCTGATGAAAAATTTTATCTTGACGTAAAAGGAAATGATGTTCACCAAAGAGCAGAAAATTTTGTAGTTCCTGTTGTTGAAACTGTTATGTTCTCTCCTCTTGGACCAATATATTCATTTCCACTTTTTGTTGAAGATGTTCATGGGTGTAAATCATCTTATTTAGATCTTATGGGGGAAACGGCCCAAAATCTTAATGGGCAATGTGATCATTATCATTTAAGATCTCATAATGAAATTATTGAATGGTGGAAATCTAAAGGAAAATATTTAAGAGCAAATGAACTTTAAAAAAATTAGAGAATCTTTAACTAGAGATTCTGATATTACTTATTATGATGAATGGCATTATATCTACATTACAGTAAAGGAAACGTTTTTAATATTATTAACTAAATAATTATAAGTTTATAATATTTTATGGATCTTCTCCATTCTCCTCAAGATTACTTGTTCAATCTACGAACAACAAGTCCAAGAGAAGCGAAACGATTATGGAGAAAAGAAATAAGAGAAAAATGGGAATATAAATGTGCTTATTGTGGATCTGAAGAAAATTTAACAATAGACCATATCATTCCACAATCTAAAGGTGGATTAGATATAACAAAAAATGTAGCGTGTTGTTGCCATTCTTGCAATCAAGACAAAGGTCATACCCCTTGGGAAGATTGGTACTTTTCGCAAGAGTTTTTTGATATGGGAAGATATCAGAAAATTAAAGATTGGATGAAACCCGATCCACCAACAAATTTATTTAATTATCGCCCAAGAAGGAATAATGCGAGTTAGATAAATACCCTTTATAGGGGCATTTTCTTTTAATACGAGAGTATCCAGCTAATGGCAGACATACAAGTACGTGTAGGTGGGACAAATATTTCATCGATAAAAGTCGGCCAAGAAAATGCTGTAAAAGTAGTTGCTAGTAGTTCTGGTGCTCAAGGATCGCAAGGAACTCAGGGGACTATTGGTTCTCAAGGAATTCAAGGAACACAGGGATTTACTGGTGGTATTGGTTCAATAGGATCTCAAGGTTTTCAAGGTATTCAAGGTCCTATTAGTAATTTTCAAGGAACTCAAGGTAATCAAGGTATTCAGGGAACACAAGGTGCTCAGGGTACACAAGGTACTATTGGTTCTCAAGGATTACAAGGACTTCAAGGAGAAATAGGATCTCAAGGTGCTCAAGGTACACAAGGTACTATTGGTTCTCAAGGATTCCAAGGACTTCAGGGAGAAATTGGTTTTCAAGGTTCTCAAGGTATACAGGGAACCATTGGATCTCAAGGATTTCAAGGATCTCAGGGATCTCAAGGAACTATTGGTTCTCAAGGTGCTCAAGGTATTCAAGGAAACGACGGATCCCAAGGATTCCAAGGATCTCAGGGATCTCAAGGCACTATTGGTTCTCAAGGTGCTCAAGGTACACAAGGAATTATCGGTTCTCAAGGACTCCAAGGTACACAGGGAACTATTGGATCGCAAGGTGCTCAAGGTACACGGGGAACTATTGGATCGCAAGGTGCTCAAGGTACACAAGGAAATATCGGATCTCAAGGATCTCAAGGATTTCAAGGTGTATTTGGTTCTCAAGGATCGCAGGGAACTCAAGGTGTAATTGGTTTTCAAGGATCACAAGGTGCTCAAGGAACTCAAGGGACTATTGGATCACAAGGTGCTCAAGGTACACAAGGAACTATTGGTTCTCAAGGTACTCAAGGTACACAAGGCACTATTGGATTACAGGGATCTCAAGGTACACAAGGAACTATTGGATCACAAGGTGCTCAGGGAACACAAGGTATAATCGGTTCTCAAGGATTCCAAGGTACACAAGGAACAGCAGCCCCATCTTTAACTGTTAGTACAAGATCTGGATATTCTGGAATTAATAGTACAGATTCTGTATCAAATGTAAGTGCAATAAGGTTTGATAGAAATACTGGATTTGCTGTAACAAGTCTTGGTAATAATGAAGTTTTTGTTCAACTTGGAAGTAGTTTCAAAACATGGAATGTTGCTGGACAAGATTCTCTTATAGCAGTTGCTGAAGATACTGTAGAGTTTATTGCTGGTCCTGGAATTGCAATAACAACAAAAGCAACAGATCCTAAAACAATAACATTTTCAACTACTGCAGGTGTTGGTGCTCAAGGTGCTCAAGGAACTCAAGGATTGCAGGGAAATCAAGGAACTATAGGTTCTCAAGGTTCTCAAGGTCTTCAGGGTGTTGGTGCTCAAGGTACACAAGGCACTATTGGTTCACAGGGTGCTCAAGGTACACAAGGCACTATTGGTTCACAAGGTGCTCAAGGTCTTCAGGGTGTTGGTGCTCAAGGATCACAAGGTACACAAGGCACTATTGGTTCTCAAGGATCACAAGGGACTATTGGATCACAAGGTGCTCAAGGTCTTCAGGGAATCATAGGTTCTCAAGGTGCTCAAGGTACACAAGGAAATATCGGATCTCAAGGATCTCAGGGATCTCAAGGCACTATTGGTTCTCAAGGATCACAGGGAACTCAAGGAACCATTGGATCACAAGGTTCTCAAGGTACACAAGGAACTATTGGTTCTCAAGGTGCTCAAGGTCTTCAAGGAGAAATTGGTTCTCAAGGTGCTCAGGGAACACAAGGAACGATTGGATCGCAAGGTGCTCAAGGAACTCAAGGTGTAATCGGTTCTCAAGGATCTCAAGGTACACAAGGTTCAATAGGACCTATTGCGGGTTCAAATAGTCAAATTATCTTTAATGACAATAATACTTCTGGTGCTTCTTCTAATCTTACTTTTGACAAAAATACTTCAACTCTTCAAGTTGGAGGTGTTTCTGGAACTGGGATTGGCATTAATACAAATACTATTACTGGTCCTTCCCAAATTACTATTGATCCCTCTGCAATTGGAGATAATACTGGTTTAGTAAGAATCAAAGGTGATTTATATATTGATGGCACACAGACTTATATTAATTCGACAACAATTGAACTTGCTGACTTTAATGTTGGTATTGCAACTACTGTGGGAACTAATTTACTTCTTGATGGTGCTGGAATTGGAATTGGATCTACTAATATTCGTAAAACTATAACATGGAATAATACTGCTGGAGCATTAACTTCCAGTGAAGATTGGAATTTAGTATCGGGTAAAAAATATGAGATTGATGGAATTTCTGTACTGGACGCAACAACACTTGGAAATGGAATTACTAATTCGTCACTGACTTCTGTTGGTACATTAGGACAATTAAATGTTTCTGGTCTTTCTACTTTTGCAAATATTGTTGAGTTAAATGCAGGTCTAAAAGATATTTACAATAATGTAGGTGTTGCTGGTTCTGTTCTTATTTCTACTGGCGCTGGAATTTCTTGGACTAATCCTTATGCTGCTGGATTGCAAGGTCTTCAGGGAACGATTGGATCTCAAGGTGCTCAGGGAACTCAAGGAACTATTGGTTCTCAAGGTGCTCAAGGTCTTCAGGGAATCATAGGTTCTCAAGGATCACAAGGTACACAAGGCACTATTGGTTCTCAAGGTGCTCAAGGTCTTCAAGGAACGATTGGATCTCAGGGATCTCAAGGCCTTCAAGGCACTATTGGTTCTCAAGGTGCTCAAGGTCTTCAAGGAACGATTGGTTCTCAAGGTGCTCAAGGTCTTCAGGGTCTTCAAGGTATAACCGGAACTTTTGGTGCTAGGAATTATTCAGTAACAAATAGTGGTGCAAGTGATTACATTATAGATGGTTCAAATGATCCAACATTAAATTTACTGAGAGGATTTACCTACACATTTAGTGTTAATGCTTCTGGGCATCCTTTTTGGATAAAAACTACACAAACTACTGGAACCGGAGATGCTTATAATACCGGAGTAACTAATAATGGTACTGAAAGTGGAACAATTGTATTTGCAGTTCCTTATAATGCACCTGACACTTTATACTATATTTGTCAATATCATGGCAGTATGGTTGGGACCATATCTATTACTGATATTGGACCTCAAGGAATTCAAGGTCTTCAAGGATCGATAGGTTCTCAGGGTACACAAGGAACTATTGGATCCCAGGGATCGCAAGGTCTTCAAGGAACTATTGGATCCCAGGGATCGCAAGGTCTTCAGGGAACTATTGGATCCCAGGGATCGCAAGGTCTTCAGGGAACTATTGGATCCCAGGGATCGCAAGGTCTTCAGGGAACTATTGGTTCTCAAGGTTCTCAAGGTACACAAGGCACTATTGGTTCTCAAGGTTCTCAAGGTACACAAGGCACTATTGGTTCTCAAGGTTCTCAAGGTACACAAGGCACTATTGGTTCTCAAGGTTCTCAAGGTGCTCAAGGTCCTGCTGGACCACCTGCCACTATAAGTGCATTAAATTATTCACAAACTCTTGGAACAAAAGTAACCGTATTAAGTAGTGCTTCTTTCCCAGTTGGTATTGTTACAACCACTATTACTACAAGTGGGAACCCAGTTCAAGTTGTTGTAACTGGTGATGCAGAAAACGCAACTGCTGGCACTTGGGGTCGTATTCAGTTGTATAGAGATTCAACTGCAATCGGAAACGATGTTCAGTTTGAAAGTTCTGCTGGGAGTGAAAACTCTCCATTTGCAATTTCAGTCATCGATACTCCTTCTGCTGGAACATATTCTTATAGTTTAAAAGTTGTAACTTTAGCTGGAGGAAACTTTAATTTTGGTGAAAATACTGGCCCAGTTCTTTATGCTTATGAACTTGCAAACGTATTAGGTAATCAAGGCACTCAAGGTACTCAAGGTGTTGGGTCACAGGGTACTCAAGGATCTCAAGGACTTCAAGGCACTATAGGTTCTCAAGGACTTCAAGGTGTTCAAGGTGTTCAAGGACTTCAAGGTTTAAGTAATCAAGGTTCTCAAGGACTTCAAGGCACTATAGGATCACAAGGTTCTCAAGGTCTTCAGGGAGAAATTGGTTCTCAAGGTGCTCAAGGTGCAATTGGTTCTCAAGGATCTCAAGGTCTTCAGGGAGAAATTGGTTCTCAAGGTCTTCAGGGAACTGTTGGATCACAAGGTGCTCAAGGTGCAATTGGTTCTCAAGGTTCTCAAGGTCTTCAGGGAACTGTTGGATCTCAAGGATCTCAAGGTACACAAGGAACCATTGGATCGCAAGGTTCTCAAGGTCTTCAAGGAGAAATTGGTTCTCAAGGTGCTCAAGGTCTTCAGGGAGAAATTGGTTCTCAAGGTGCTCAAGGTCTTCAGGGAGAAATTGGTTCTCAAGGTGCTCAGGGAACACAAGGAACGATTGGATCACAAGGTGCTCAAGGTCTTCAGGGAGAAATTGGTTCTCAAGGTGCTCAGGGAACACAAGGAACGATTGGATCACAAGGTGCTCAAGGTCTTCAGGGAGAAATTGGTTCTCAAGGATTTCAGGGGACACAAGGAACTATTGGTTCTCAAGGTTCGCAGGGAACTCAAGGACAAACTGGATCGCAGGGAGTAGTAGGTAATATTTCTTATAATGTTTATAATTCTGGATCTTCATCCTATAGTATAAATTCTCAAAACAATCCAACTTTAGTTTTAGCAAGAGGATTTACCTATCAGTTTGTTATTGATGCTTCTGGACATCCTTTTTGGATTAAAACTACTCAAACAACTGGAACTAATGATGCTTATAATACTGGAGTTACTAATAATGGAACTGATAGTGGGACTATAACATTTGTAGTTCCTTTTGATGCTCCAAATACTTTATATTATAATTGCCAATATCATTCTTCAATGGCGGGAACTATTTCTGTCAATGATTTTGGACAACAAGGAATTCAAGGTCTTCAAGGATTTACTGGAGGATCAGGAACTCAAGGATCGCAGGGTCTTCAAGGTGATAAGGGAATTGGTTCTCAAGGTGCTCAAGGTTTATCTGTTCAAGGTCTACAAGGACTTCAAGGACTTCAAGGACTTCAAGGATCTGGAAATCAAGGAACACAAGGTATTAGTAATCAAGGAACTCAGGGAATTCCTGGTCCAGCTGGTCCAGATGGTGCTCAAGGTTCGCAAGGAACACAAGGAATTTCTGGATTATATGCTGGTCAAGGAACTCAAGGTCTTCAGGGTGCTGGTTTAGATGGAGCTCAAGGTTCTCAAGGACTTAGGGGATCTTACGATGCTCAAGGACTTCAGGGAACTCAAGGATTGGGAATTCCCGGATCTCAAGGATCTCAGGGATCGCAAGGATTGAGGGGATCTTATGATGCCCAAGGATTGCAAGGTCTGCAGGGATTTTCTGGATCTATTGGTCTTGATGGATCTCAAGGCGCTCAAGGTATTGGTGGTCTTTATGCTGGACAAGGAACTCAGGGACTTGGTGGAGGGTTTAGAGTTTTTAGATCATCAACTCCACCTAATATTTCGACAGTTTCTGGTGATTATTGGATTGATGAGGATGATGGAATTACATATACATGGTTTGATGATGGTGATTCTCAACAGTGGGTTGAGTTTGGACCAACTCCACAACAAGTTAATATTGGAGTCAGTGGATTCGGAATTTCAACGAGTGGTGGATTTGTTGGATTTACTACTTATCTAAGTCTTGAAGGTCCTGGTGTTTCTACCGTAACAGTTTCTGCGGGAATTGCAACAATAAATATAACAGGAGGAGGAGCAGGAACTCCTGATATAAGTCCAGTAATGATGGGGATGATTTTCTAAAATGGCAGCACCAAATCTAAAAAATCCTACTAGTATTGTTGGAATAACAACAGTTGTAAAATTAACTACCAATAACATTACTGGCGTCCTTACTAATTTGTCAAATAGTAACAAAGTTTTAAAAATCAATAGTATTTTTGCTGCAAATGTTGATGGAGTTAATAACGCAGATATAAGTATTTCTATACTGAGAGATTCTAGTGATGTTTATATTGCAAGGACTATAACTGTTCCTGCAGACTCCACACAAATCATTTCAACCAAGGAAAGTTATTTTTATGTAGAAGAAAACGTTGGTATTCGTGCTCAGGCTAGTGTGGCAAATGATATTGATATTGTAATTTCTTATGAGGAGATTTCATAATGAAAATGATAAGTGGAAGTCTTCCAACCACACCACAAGGATTATTAAAGGGTATTTTTTTTCCAGATGATAATGTTCGTAATGAAGTAATATCTGGTGATATTGTTCGTTATGGGTATACTAATAAATCTTTTTCTGTTGGTCTTCAAAATGGTGTTCCGTATTCAGTTGTGATAAGTACTGACGGAACTAATATGTATGTTATTTCCAATCAACAAGTTTTTCAATATACATTATCGACCCCGTTTGAAATTAATACCGCAACTTATGCAAATAAAAGTTTATCGTTTGGTTCAATCGAAGGTAATGGGCAAGGTCTATCAATAAGTAATGATGGTGTTAATCTTTATATTAATGGAAACACAAATGATAGAATAGTCCAATATGTTATGACCACTCCATGGGATCTTGCGACTGCTAAACTACCACCTCAAGTAAAAACTCTTGTGGTTTCATCTCAAGGAGAAACCGAACCACATGGAATGTCTTTTGGTGACTCGGGAACTAAACTTTATGTTGTAGGAAATACAAACGATACGATATATCAATACACATTAAGTACTGCATATGATGTTTCCACTGCAACTTATGCAAACAAATCTTATTATGTTGGTGCTGTAGATTCTTTTCCTACAGGAATCGATTTTAAACCAGATGGAACTCGGTTTTATATTCAAGGCGGATCTAATGCTAGATTGTACCAATTTACATGCACTACACCATGGGACATTAGCACTGCTAGATACTTATTAACCCCATCTCCAGTTTTTTCTGGTGTTGGAACCGTTGGGGAGCAACAACCTACTGGAATGTATGTCGGTGACTCTGGAACAAAACTTTATATTATAGGAAATTGGAACGATACGATATATCAATATACTTTATCCACTCCATATGATGTTTCTACTGCAACTTATGCCAGTAAATCTTTTTTAATTACAAGTCAAACTAGTTATGGAACTGGAATATTTTTTAAACCAGATGGAACAAAAGCTTATATATCTGATGGACTTAACGACAGAGTTTTTGAATATATACTGACCACTGCTTGGGATATTAGTACTGCTAGTCATTTACCATCATTTTCAATATCTTTAGCTTCTCAAGAAAGTCTTGTGACTGGAATGGCATTTAAATCTGATGGAACTGCTGTTTATGTTATTGGTACAAATAATGATACGATATATCAATATACTCTAAGCACTGCTTGGGACGTTTCTACGGCATCTTATGCGTCTAAAAGTTTTTCTGTTAATGCTCAGGATACTTCTCCTAGAGGTATTACGTTTAAAACTGACGGAACTAAAGTTTATGTCATGGGAGACACGAATGATAGAGTATATCAATATAGTTTAAGTACGGCATGGGATATTAGTACTGCATCTTATGATTCTAAAAGTTTTCTTGTAAGTGGACAAGATAGTGCAGGAAATGATCTTTATTTTAAAACCGATGGTGCTAAAATGTACATCCTCGGTGATACGAACAATAGAGTATATGAATATACTTTAAGCACCGCATGGGACGTTAGTACTGCAACTAGTTCAACTAACGTAGCTGTACAAACGGAAACTTTAACTGGATTAACTTTTAATTCGGATGGAACTTCTTTTTATGTGATCGGAACTACAAATGATGTTGTTTATCAATATAATATGTCTACTGCTTGGCTTGTTAGTAGTGCGACATTAGTATCTCAAACTGTTAGACCAACTATTTTGCAGGATACATCTCCAGTAGCAATAAGTTTTAATTCTGACGGAACTAAGATTTTTCTTTTGGGGGATAGTAATGACCGAATATATCAATATGAAGTAAGCACCGCATACACAACTAGTACAATGAATGTTGGATATGTTCCGATGTCATCTACTTCATATGAATGTAGAGATCTTGCTTTTAGTAGTGATGGGACAAAATTATATCTTGCCCAATATTCTTCTGGATCAACAGATTATATTGAACAATATAATTTAAGTGTTGCTTGGAATATTTCAACTGCAGTCACTAGCTATTTTTTAACTTCTCCAGATACTATTCCTGAAGCAATATCTTTTAAATCCGATGGAACTAAACTGTATGTATTGGGAGGCACTAATGATAAAATATATCAATATACTTTAAGTACTCCTTGGTCTCTTTCTACTGCCACTCAAAATACATTACAAAACGTCACATATGTTGGATTGCAAGATATTTCTCCCACTGGAATGCATTTTAATGCCGATGGTACTCGTGTTTATGTTTTGGGAGATAATACCGATAGAATATATCAATATGAAATAGAAGATGCTTGGAATATGAATAGTATGAATATGGGATATTTCCCAATATCTAATATCTGGGGTAGTGCAAGTTATACTATTCGTGATATTAAATTTAAACCTGATGGAACTAGGTTTTTTTGTCCTATCTATGCTCCTTCTACTACCGATTACATAGCGCAATTTACATTAACTGCAAACGCTTGGAATATATGTGCTTTATCTTCAACTTCTGCATCTATTTCATCACCTGATATTCAACCAGAAGGAATTGCACTTAAATCGGACGGAACTCGGTTGTACATGGTGGGACTTGGTAATGATAGAATTTATGAATATACTCTATCGGTTCCTTGGGATCTGGGAAGTGGCACAGTAACACAACAATCTCATAATCATAATGGATATATTGGATATTTTGAAACTGAAGGTAGGGCTTTAGAAGTAAGTGCCGATGGAACTAAAATATATGTTATTGGATCTGGAAGCGATACTGTTTTTCAGATGGATATGACAACGCCATGGATTCTTGATACGATGAATGTTGGATTTAAATCTCTTGCTGGTCAAGAAGGAACTTCTTATGGGCATACTATGTCCTATGATGGATCCAAGGTTTATGTTATTGGAGCAAATGATACGATATATCAATATAGTTTAACAACTCCATTTAATTTGGGATCTTTTTCATATGAAAGTAAATCTTTATCCATTTCCGCCGTTTCATTTGATGCTAGAGATTTGTTTATTAATAAAAACGGAACAAAAATATATACTATAGATCAATCCCAAGATAGAGTATATCAATATAATTTATCAACACCTTTTGATATAACAACGGCAACTTATTCCACTAAAAATATATCAATTGTTACTAATGAAATAACCGGAGAAGGATTAACGTTTTCTCAAAACCTTGACAGACTGTATGTTGTTGGTACAAATAGTGATACAGTATATCAGTATGATTTTAATTTTTAGTTAGGTTTTAATAAAAATGGCATTAGATTTTCCATCATCTCCAACAATTGGAATAACAACAACAATAGGTAGTAAAACTTGGGAATGGACTGGATCTGCTTGGAAGTTAATTCCAAATGTTGTTGCTGGAGTTCAAGGACTTCAGGGTATTATTGGAATTCAGGGTGTTCAGGGAGTTCAAGGTGTTCAGGGTGTTCAAGGCGTCCAGGCAACTCAAGGTGTTCAAGGAGTTCAAGGTATTCAAGGACTTCAGGGTTTACAGGGTGATGTTGGATATCAAGGGACGCAAGGGTTAAGTAATCAAGGTGTTCAGGGTGCCAGAGGATTCCAAGGTCTTGAAGGACCATTTGGATCTCAAGGACTTCAAGGACTTCAAGGATTAACTGGTCTTTATGCTGGACAAGGAACTCAAGGTATTGCTGGTGTTGGTGGTGGTGGGGGAACTGTAATTGAGGTTCAAAGTGATGTTTCAGACTCTAGTACAAATATATTGTTCGTTGCAGATCCTACAAGTCCAGGAATCGCAACATTAAGAACTAATCCTAATCTAACTTTTGATGCATCAACAAGTCGAATTGGAATAGGAACGACATCTTTACCATCTTTTACTGTAGATGTTGAAGGAGATATTCGTGTTAAATCTGCAAATAAAGTAAGATTTGGCGGAACAACTGGATCTACAAATTATTATATTCAATATAACTCTTCGACTGATAGTTTAGATTTTATATCTGGTTAATTATGCCAAATACAATAGCAAGGTTGACGCAATATGGTACAATTATTACAAATCAATTTGATGAAATAGAGAACGTTGATGTTAAAATAACAGGATTGGGTACTTATTATTCTAAATCTTTTAATGAAAACGTTGGTATTGGAACCACTTTGTATGCTGGTATTTTCAAACCATTCAATCAGCGTGATCTAAATTTTTGTGATGTAACGCATAATCCAGGAAATGGAACATTTATGCGTCGAAATAGTTCTGGAGAAGTTGATCTTTATAATGAAATAGATGAAATTTCTTTTTTACCAACATATGCAATTATACCACTAAAAACAACAATTGATGAGGGGCAATCAATCATCTTTGATGTTTTTGCTTCTAATGATCCAAATACCACTCTTTATTATGAAATAGTTTCTCCAGAAATAATTACTATTACACCAAATAGTGAATCTGTAAATGAAGGAAATACTGTAATTTTTAATATTGATGCAACTAATATTTCAACGGGAACAACGATATATTATTCTATTTCTGGAATCGGTGTTAATGCTTCTGATTTTTCAGATAATACTTTGACTGGAATTGCTACTGTAAGTTTTGGATCAACAGTTATATCAAAAACTGTTGTTTTAGATTATACTCAAACATCTACAGAAACAGAAGAATTTTTTGATATGAGTGTTAGATATGCCAACGCAAGCGGAGTTCCATATGGTTCAGTATTGGCAACAAGTCCTCAAGTTAGAATTTTAAATACACCATTAACAGCAACTATTACTGCTTCTCCGGAAACTTTAACCGAAGGTAGTCCAGTAACTTTTACGATTGGTGTTAATGGAACTAGTGGAACTCTTTATTATACAATAGAGGCAGTAACTGGTACTATAGCAACGTCTGATTTTACTGATGGTCTTTTATCTGGATCTTTTTCTTATACTAATGGATCTGCTCAAATTACAAAAACTTTAGCATCTGATGGATCTTCTGAAGGAAATGAAACTTTTGTTTTAAAAGTCAGATCTGGAAGTGTTAATGGGGTTGTTATAGGAACGAGTCCAATAATAACTGTAAGTGATCCCTCAGCTTATTCAACTTATGCTCAATTTGCTGCTAATGCGGTAGTCGGACAAAATATACAATTATTAGGTCAGTCTGGAACTGTAAGAACACTTGCTGTTGTTGCTGCTCCGGATGGAAACAAATCAATTAGATTTCCTGTAACTTGGCCTTCATCATTTTTTAGTTTTAATAATCAAAATATAAACTATAGTTTTTCTATGGCGGCTGGAGATTTTACAGTTTTATCGGACGTTGATTATATTTTTAATGGTGCATTTTTTGGTGTGTATCCGATTAGTGGATCTTCTGAATCTTGTTGTGATACATATTCTATGTCTTTTAGTGGAATTTCTCTTTTTAGTATTAGGGGAAGTTATTTTTCTAATTACTTTAAAGTTTCTTTTGGTGGAACCATAAGTACTAATAGTGGAACCGTCAATTACCGAACTGATGTTAGTGTAAATGGTGGAAATGGACTTACTGGTGCTAGTGGACATTTTTATTTAAGTTAGAACTATGTTTGCAACAGATTTTACGGATCAATCATTAACAGGTACAGTTTCTATTAGTGGTGGAAACGGATCTTTTATTAAAACATTATCTTTAGATTCTTTTAGAGAAGGAAGAGAATCTTTTTATGTCAATTTAAGAACAGGAAGTTCTAATGGACCAATTGTTGCAACTTCAAGACTCATAACTGTAAATGATACATCTCAACAAGAAACTCTAGGAGATTTATATCCATTTAGCACATTTACTTTTACAAATGGAGGAGCAACGGGAAGATTTGGTCCAACTTCATTTGCATCTGTTTCAAGTTATACTTCACAACCTTGGTATTATACTTATTTTACGGTAAGTTCTGGTATTCAGTTTTGGACCGCACCTGCTACTGGAAATTATACAATTCGTGCTGCTGGTGCTTCTGGGGGGCATTTTTTTGCGTCTTCTTATAGGGGTATAATTATAGAATCAACAATTGCTTTAACAAAGGGGCAGCAATATAAAATATTAGTTGGGCAAATGGGTACAATATATGCTGGTTTTTCTGGTTATTCTAGTGGTGGTGGAGGGGGGACATTTATGTCCACTTCCGCTAATGTTCCAATTATAGTTGCTGGCGGCGCTGGTGGTGCAGACTCTAGCAGTGCTTCTAGCAATAGTAATTCTAATGGACAATCTGGAACATCTGGAGCAAGTGGAGATTCTGGTGGTTTGGGTGGTTCTGGTGGTTTCGGCGGTGGAGGATCTTTTTATAGTGGTGGTGGTGGTGGTTTTTATGGTTCTGGATCTAATTCATCTAATGGAGGTGCTCTCGGTGGCGGTGGATCTGCATTTACGAGTGGTGGTCCTGGAGGAGACAGTTCTCCAGGTTCTTATGGTGGTTTTGGTGGCGGTGGTGGTTGTTGGGGTCCCAATGGATATGGCGCTGGCGGCGGCGGCGGATATAGTGGCGGCGGCGGTGGCAGTTATTTGGGGTCTGTTAGATTTGGTGGTGGTGGGGGAAGTTACTCACAATCAGCAATTACGAATATTGGAACCAATTATGGGCATGGGTATTTGACTATTACTAAGATATAAACTTGTTTATAAATACAAAAAACTATGTAATTTAAGATGGCAAGAAAGGTCATATTAGAAACTGCTTATACATTTACCCCTGGCAATTCTGGAGTAGGATCTCTTGTCATACCACGAGCAATTAAGAGAGAAAATTTAATATTAATCACTAACGTAACTAAAAATACAGTAATTTATAATTTTTCAGATCCTAATTTAAAAGCATCTTCTTATAGTATCACCACATCCGGAACTAATACAACAACTACGGTATATTTTGAATATAATACTGCTGGTATGAGCAGTTCTGATAAAATACAAATTGTAGTTGATGAATATGATGAAAAGTTTACTCCAGCAGAAACTTACACAGATCCAGTTAATAGATTTAGAATTTCGCAACCACAAGCATTAATTGATACTGACTTTGAATACGGAACTCAAACAACTAAGTGGGAAAATTTAGGATTAATTAATAATCGTCCATTTGCATACCAAAGACCAAATCCACTTTCTATAAGTTCAATTACTTTAAACACTTCTTCTAAAACTGTCACTGTTGTTTTATCTACTGGAACAGCACCTGCAAACGGAACTTCTATTACTGTAACTGATACTTTTCTTTCAATCGCAAATGGAAATTTTTTAATAGAATCTGGTGGTGGAACAGGAACATTTACTTATAGTGCTGGTGCAGTTAATACTACAGCAATTACTAGTATTTTTGATACAAATAAAACGTTAATTTACGCTGGAGATTTATATACATCTGCTTCGATAGGAACTGCTCCTACTTCAATTACTACAAGTGGAAATGCTGTTACTGTCACGACTAGTGTTCCTCACGGATTGGCAATAGGAAATGAAGTTGCTGTTACTGGAATTACTGGAACAAACCCACCAAATGGATCTTTTATTGTTACTACAATTTTAAGTTCAACTCAATTTGTTTATTATGCTACTGCCGGAACTCCATCTGGATTATCTTTTGGATCTGCAAGAATTTATGTAAGACCACAAGCACAATTTTTGCATAGACCTTTTGATGGTGGAGTTATTTTTACTTCTAATGGTAATGCAAATTACGAAACCGCACTTCGCCAAACGAGAAGATATTTTAGATATCAATCTGGTAAAGGCATTATGGTTAGTTCTGGAACCATAATCAAACCAAATTTGCAAGTTGATAGTATGACTGCAAGTGGTAGTACTGTCACGGTCCAAACAAAAGAAAAACATAATATTCTTCCTGGAACTACAGTTACGGTTAGTAATGCAACACCAAATGAATATAATGGAACTTTTGTAATTACTAGCATCACTGGAAATAATACGTTTGAATATACTGCAAATTCTTCTCCCACATCTTCTCCTGCTGGTGGACTGTATTATGTTAGTGTGACAGGATGGTATGGATGTGCCAATCGTCTTGGTTTATTTGACTCTCAAAATGGAGTATATTTTGAATATGATGGCCAACAATTGTATGCCTGTAGGCGTAAATCAACGTTTCAATTATCTGGTAAAGTTACGGCAACAAACGAATCTAATACAATTACTCAAACAAGTTCATCTTTTCCAACGTATTTTACTAAGCAATTAAGACCTGGTGATTTTATTGTTATAAGGGGTCAATCATATCGTGTATATGATATTGCAAGTGATACTTCTTTAACAATATCTCCATCATATCGTGGAGCAACTGCATCTTATGCTATAGTTTCTTTAACTGAAGACTTGAAAATCCCACAATCTCAGTGGAATATTGATAAATGTGACGGAACTGGACCTTCGGGATTTACTATTGATCTTGCAAGAATGCAAATGTTTTATATTGATTATTCTTGGTATGGTGCTGGATTTGTGAGGTGGGGATTTCGTGGACCTGATGGAAATGTTTTTTATTGTCATAAATTAGCAAATAATAATGTAAATACTGAAGCTTATATGAGATCTGGTAATCTACCTGCCAGATATGAAAGCACCATAGAACCACCAAAAACTCTTCTCACTGGAACTCTTGCTTCTGGTGGATCTACACTATTTGTTGAAAGTACATCTGGATTTCCAAATACTGGAACTTTATGTATTCGTAATGCCAATACTTATGAGTATGTTAATTATAGTGGAATTGGTGCAACTAGTTTTACTGGATTGAATAGAGCACAGGCTGGATCATCAATTACTATTAGCGTTAATCAGTCTTCTAATGTTGCGACAGCAGTAACAACAGCAGTTCAAGTTGGTCAAAGAATTGTTTCGACTGCCATTCCTGATGGATCTTTCGTAACAAGTATCGGGTCTGGAAGTGTTAGAATGAGTCAAGCTGCAACCTCAAGTGGATCTGCTTCTGCAGTATTTGCTCCCATGGGAGCTTCATCGGCTCAAACATTTACTTACTCTGCTACTGATCCAGTTGCAATTGAACTTGCTTATCCTACTTTTGCTCCCACAATCTCTCATTGGGGAACAAGTGTAATTATGGATGGTAGATTTGATGATGATAAATCTTTGATCTTTACTTATGGTCAAGTTGCTCCTATTGCAGTTCCTGCTAATGGTACTAGAGCACTATTTTCAATTCGTGTTGCTCCATCTGTCGATAATAGTATTGGTGGTATTTTTGGTTCTAGAGAACTTGTTAATCGAATGCAGTTAGTTCTTAGACAGCTTGATGTTGCATCTCAGGCATTTGGAAACTCTTCACTTTTGGTAAGGGTGTATTTGAATGGAATTCCATCAACTACAACTGCTTGGACAAATGCTGTTGGAAACGTGACAACAATCTCGAATTCAAGTTTAGCACAAATTGCAGACTATAGTGTTGGTGGTGGAACTACAGTATCTGGAGGTGAAGTTGTGGGGGGATTCTTTGTGGGGACTGGTGCTCAAAGTATTGATTTTACTCAACTTAGAGATTTGGGGAATTCTGTTCTTGGTGGCGGCGGTCTTTACTCCAATTCTCAAATTTATCCAGATGGACCAGATACTGTGACAATTGTAGTTACTAATCTTACTAATACTCAAGTTAGTGTTTATGGAAGACTTTCTTGGACGGAGGCTCAGGCATAATGGCAAAATTAAGAGACGGAACTAGAATATACGGTTCTTTAATTGTAGATAATCAGTCATTAGTTGGAACTGCAATTTCTACAGGAACTGCATCTCAAGCATTACAGATTAGTGGTGGTGCTTATGTTTCTGGAAATGTTGGTATAGGAAGCACAAATCCCCAATCCAAACTTTCTGTTGTTGGTAGTGTTAATGTATCTCAAACTATCACAGCAACAACATATTATGGTGATTGTTCTCAGATGTCAAATGTTCCTGCATTTGGAGTTACTGGGCAAGTGCAGTATAATAATAACGGAATTCAAACTGGTGCTCAATTTTTTAATTTTGATAATTCAACTTTTAATGTCGGTATTGGATCTTCAATACCAGGTAAAAAATTAGACGTTACTGGTGCAATTCAAATTACTCCAGGAACATCAGTAACTCCATCTAAAAATGGCGATCTTGTATTTGAATTTACAAATAATACAACACTAACCATAAGAGGACGAGGTTCGGATGGAGTTGTGAGATCTGCTACTATTACATTATCATAAGATGGTAAAAGAAATTAAACAAATTACAATAGAGAACAATACTGGAACTATTAAAGTTTTATTTGAGAAGCAAGATTCTTCTGGGCAAATTTATAAGTATATTTGCGAATCTAATTTTTATCTTGAAAATTGCATAGAAATTGATAAATTATCTGGACAAGAACTTATTGATTATGTTAATATTCTAAATTTAAATTGGATTGCTATTGAGCAAATCTACCCTGTTTGAAGTATAATAGATAGTATAGTATAATTATTTAAAATAAATTATAAATCATGAGTAATTTTGTAAAACTTGCTTTGGAAAATGGTGGGAGTATTCACCCTTTAATTTTTCCGTCTTCTTATTTGCAAGGACCAGCAATTACAAATCCGTCAATTTATAATGATAATGGTAAAATTTTAGTTAATCTTAGAAATATAAATTATACTCTTTATCATTCTGAAAAGAAAAAATATGAGCATCAGTGGGGACCTCTTGTTTACATTCATCCAGAAAATGATCTTCATTTAAGAACAAATAATGTAATGGGTGAAATGGATGAGACTATGAGTTTAAAATGGTATCATAGAGTAGATACTTCTTCCTTTGATACTTATCAACCACAGTGGGAATTTGTAGGTCTTGAAGATGCTAGAATTGTTAGGTGGGATGGAAGACTTTATATTTGTGGTGTAAGGAGAGATCTTGATACTATCGGAACTGGTAGAATGGAACTATCAGAAGTGATTGTTTATGAAGACGGAGTTCGTGAAATAAATCGCTATAGAATTCCCGCTCCAGGAAATGATGACGAGTATTGTAATAAAAATTGGATGCCAATTCTTGATATGCCATACCATTTTGTAAAGTGGACAAATGGTACGGAGATTGTTAAGTATGATATTAATACTGGAAAAACTGAAATAGTTTGTCAAACACAATGGAAAGATCTGGGATGTGTTGACCTTCGTGGTGGTTCGCAAGTATTGCCATTTGGTGAATATAGAATGTCTTTAAATCATGAGACATTCTTATATCAAAGTCCTGCTGGAAGAAAGGATGGACATTATAGGCATCGTTTTATTGTTTGGGATAAAAATTGGGAAATAGTAACTGTATCTAAAAGATTTTCATTCTTAGAAGCAAATGTTGAGTTTGCTGTTGGGATGTGTGAATTTGGGGATGATTATTTGATTACTTTTGGTTTTCAAGATAATGCGGCATATTTACTTAAAGTTCCTCAAAAATTTGTTAAGGAGTATATTTTCGAATGAGAGTAGCAGTTTGTATTTCTGGTGTTATTAGATATCCTCATTTGGGACTAGAAAGCTTAAAAACAATTATTCCCAATGATGAAATTAAAGTTTTTATTCACACCTGGAAAATAAAAAATAGAGAAGAATTTATAAAGACAGTACATGATGTAAAAAATAAAGAAGAAGATAAAACAGTAGATACTGACATAAATTTTATTCACAATAATTATGAATATGAAAGCCTTCTTATAGAAGATTATGATTCAAAGCAAAAGTATTTTCAACATATTTTTACATCTTTAGAATTTTCTGAGTATTTGAGAACTGATGTTGGACCTATAAGTATGCATTATTCCATTTATAGGTCTAATCAACTTAAAAAGAAATATGAAGAAATGCATGGAATAACCTTTGATAGAGTTATTCGTATGAGATTTGATAGTGATTTTAAAGGAGTTGAATTAAATCTAAAAGATTTAAATTATGACGTTTCTATACCTTTCGGTAGTGATTGGGCTGAAGGTATTAATGATCAATTTGCTGTTGGGTCATCATATGGAATAGATTTATATTCAAATATGTTTTGGAATTATCATAATATCCAAAAAAATCAAAATAGTAAATTTCATCCCGAAAGTATTTTAAAAAATAATCTTGATTTTTATAATATAATTCCGCATAGATTTGATTTTAATGTCGATATTAACAACGGAATAGATTGGAGAAGAGTATATTTTCACTCTTAAACACTTAAAATATATTTAAATTTTATGAAAGTATTATTCGTAACAAACCATATTCAAGATTACATGAAAGATATGGTTTACCATGGTTTAATTGATAGTGGAATTGATGTTTATGAAACTTATCCTCCACATTATATGATGAAATATTATCTTGATTCCGATCAATCCACTAGTTCTGATTTTATTAGAAAATTTGATGGTAATAACACTAAGGGATTTACTGTATATTGTAAGTTAGATCATCAACCAAATGTAGAAACCCCAGAAGTTATTATTGATAAGATAAAATCAAAATTCTATGATCTAGTAATTTATGGGTGTGTATATACTCATCCTTGGTTTCCTCAAAGACAATGTTTGGATTACTTGGAATATGTTAAAGAATACTATCCAAAAAATAAAGTTCATTTTATTGATGGTGCGGATGAACCAGACGATTTTGCGGGGCAGTCTGGTTTGCATCAATATGGAATAGTATGGAAGAGAGAATTATATGATATTAGTATTGCAAATCCAATTTCTTTTGCAATACCAGAAAGTCAATTTATAGATCATATTCCAGAAAAAGAAAAGATATTTGGGCATGTTGTTCCTGGATATGCTGACACTTATATTTTCGATGATGAAAAATTATATTATGAAGATTACTCTAAATCTTATTACGGGAGAACATGCAAAAAAATGGGATGGGATTGTTTGCGGCATTATGAAATTCTTGCAAATAGAAGTATTCCATATTTTACTGATTTAAAAGATTGCCCCCCATATATTATGACATCTTTTCCAAAATCTCTCATTTTAGAAACAAATAAATATGCGATGAAAGGCAAAATACATCCTCAATATGATCAAATTTGTGAATATCTTTTTGACTTTTCTAAAAAAAATTTAACAACAAAAAAATTGGCTCAATTGTTTTTTTAATTCATGAACATTGTAATACCAATGGCTGGGGAAGGAACTAGATTTCCCAGAGATACTTATAAAATTCCAAAACCATTAATTGAAATTAATGGAGTTCCGATGATTAAAATGGCGACAGAATCTTTAGGATTAACTGGAACTTATCATTTTGTAATACGGAAGGATAGTTATTATGATCAGGTATGTACTCTCCTTCATGCTATTTTTCCAACATCTAAAATTATCAGTGTAGATGAAACGACTGAAGGTCCAGCATCTAGTTGTCTTCTTTTTAGAGATTTAATTGATAATGAAGATGAACTTGTAATTGCAAATTGTGATCAAATTATGTGGTGGGATCCAGATTTATTTCTTACTGCAGCAAGATATTATAAGTATGATGGATTGATTGTTACTTACAGTACATCGACGCCAAAAAACAGTTATGCTAGAATTGATAAAAATGGTTTTGTTCGAGAAATAAAAGAAAAAGAAGTTATAAGTGATATTTCATTAAATGGGATTCATTATTGGAGAAAGGGAAAGTATTTTGTACAAAGTGCAGAAAGTATGATAAAATATAATGATAGAGCACCTAATGGTGAATTTTATGTTGGACCAACTTATAATCACATGATTAACCAGGGCCTTAAAGTAGGTATTCATCACATACCCAATTGGCAGCATAATCCAGTTGGAGTTCCAGAAGATTTAGAAACTTTTATTTCAAAATTATGAATCTGAGTAAATTAAAAGATTATCATAGGGGATGGATCATTGGTGATTTTGATCCATCTGTTTTAAGAACAAAAGATTTTGAAGTTGGAGTTCTGTTTCATCCCAAAGGTGAAAAATGGGCAGCACATTATCATAAGGATAGTGTAGAATATAATGTATTAATTAATGGAAAAATGATTATCCAGGGTAAAGAACTTAATTCTGGAGATGTATTTGTTTTTGAAAAGGGAGAAATTGCAGATCCAGTTTTTATTGAGGATTGCACAGTTTTGTGTGTAAAAGTTCCCTCCATTCCTTTAGACAAATATGAGGTAAAATAATGTACGCTTATTCGATTAAAGTAGATTTAAACAATTCTAAAACTCAATTATGTGAGTTGGGATCCAAATATGAAACTACCAAATCTCCATTTTTGGATTTTAATTTGAACAATAATCTTGAAAGGAGAGAATGTAATTCTTATACTCCATTTTATAATTTTTTGTTCTCTTCATTGAAGTATAAAAAAATTAATTTTGGAGAAATTGGAATCTATAAAAATGGTTCAATGAAAATGTGGAGGGATTATTTTCCTAATGCTAATCTTTATGGTTGGGATTGTAAACCAGAATCTGCGGATGAACCTAGATATAGAGTTGTTGATTTTGTTGAAAAAGCAAAAAAAGACAATTTAATTAATGTCTCTTATGATTATATGGATGTTAGGGGAGAGGAATCAATTTCTCGGGCATTGGGAAAAACAAAATGTAAATTTGACATTTTAATTGACGATTCTGATCATGAATTTTGGTCTCAAATAAAAGTGATCAGAAGTGCTCCAAATTATTTGAATCCAGGATCTTTTTTAATCATAGAAGATGTAAATTATACAGTCACTCCCGAATATTCTTTTGCAAGATATATAGAAGAAATATCTAGATATGGTCATGACGTTTACTATGATTCTATATTAAAAGTTAATACAAAACATTTTAAAGAAACAACAAGACATCCAAACAGTTGTTTAATAGTCTTGACCAGAAATAATTTTAATTAAAATTTGAGAGAAATGACATGAAGTTTTTTAGAGAACTGACTGAACAAGAAAAAAATCGTTGTGTAGTTGCAACGTATAAAATGAGTTCCTTTAAAGACATTGGAACCTTAAAAGATGTTGCTTGGAACCTTGCCATAGGACAAAGTGTTGGCAATCCTAAGATTAGAAATGCTTGGGAAACTGATGAACTTTTTGAGCAATCTTCTTGTGTTATATACGAAGAAGAAAAATATCTTGAATCTGTAGGAGCAGGAATTGTTAAAATTGGATTCCCAATTATCAACACTGATTGGGAAGGTGATGGAATATCTCATTTGATGTGCCAATTAATGGGTGGACAACTTGATATAGATGTTGTTAGGACTTGCAGACTAGAAAAAATAGAATTTCCTAAAGAGGTTGAAGATAAATTTCTTGGACCTAAAAATGGCATTGATGGAATTCGTAAGTTTGTCAATCGTTATGATAAACCACTTTCTGGTGCTATTGTAAAACCAAAGACTGGTATTTCACCACAAACTCTTTCTGAAATGGTGAAAGAACTTCTTGATGGTGGAGTAGATTTTATTAAAGAAGATGAGATTCTTGCAAACCCATCTTTTTGTAGTCTTGAAGATCGTGTAGAACTTATTTCTAATATTGTCAACAACTGCGGTAGAAATGTCATCTATGCTTTCTGTATTAATGGTGATCATCATACCGTTCTTGATCGTGCTAAGTTTGTTGCTGATAATGGTGGAAATGGTATTCATATTAATTTTTGGTCTGGTCTTGGGGTTTATAATTCAATTAGAAAAATGGACCTACCGCTGTTTATTCACTATCAGAAGAGTGGGGACAAAATTCTTACGGATAAACGCCACGCATTTGGAATAGATTGGAATGTTCTTTGCGACCTTGCTGGTCTATGTGGTGTGGATACTATTCATGCTGGAATGTGGGGTGGATATTTAAGTGATGATGAAGATGAACTTCGTCAAACTCTTGATATTTTACATCGTCGGAATGTTCTTCCTGCATTAAGTTGTGGTATGCACCCAGGAATCGTTAATACCACTGCAGAAAAGTTCGGAACAGATTTTCTTGCAAATTGTGGTGGAGCAATCCATGGGCACCCCGAAGGCACCTTAGCGGGCGCTCTAGCTATGCGTCAGGCAATAGATAAAACACCTGGACCAGAGTTTCGTGCTGCCATAGATAAGTGGGGTTATGAAACTGGAGGTGGATCACTTCCCGAATGGGTGCTTGAGTTTTAATTGTTTTATTTTAAATTAATCGGAGAAAAAAATGGTTCCTGTTATTCCTAGTTTACAAGTATTTGTTGATAAAATTCGTGAAGTTTATGGTGATAAAGATCCAGAAGTTATTTTAGATATTGGATCTAGAGATTTGGATTGTAGTGTAGATCTTCTTAAATATTTTCCTGAAGCGAGAATTATTGCATTTGAACCAATCCCTTGGCAATATAACAATTGTTTAGAAAGAGCAAATAAACTTTATAATATTGAAGTTTATAATTTTGCATTATCCGATGAAGAAGGTGAATTGGACTTTTGGGAAGTTCATGGAAATCCAGGAGGATCATCCATGTTTGAACCGATTGATGTTCCTTATAGTTCTGGATCATGGTCTAAAACTGTAGTTCAATCAAGAAGATTAGATAATGTTCTAAAAAGCTTAAATGTTTCAAAAGTTGATTGTATTTGGATGGATACGCAAGGATCTGAACTCAAAGTTCTTAAAGGTATGGGAACTTATCTAGATTCTGTTAGGGCTATTCATACCGAAGCATGTCCAAAACCATATTATAAAGGGCAAGTTTTGAAGAGTGATTTGGAAAATTATTTAATTGAAAATAATTTTATTATCGATCAATTTATAGCTGCTCCTAATCATCCTTACGATGAAGGTGATTTAATTTGCATTAAAAAATAATTTTTATGATTGATTTCAAAGTATCTTTAATATGTGCATGTAAAAATAGATATAATGCTCTTAGAGTTGCATTAAATTCTTGGTTGGCGTTTGATCAAATACATGAAATTATAATTGTTGATTGGGATTCTGATGAATCTATTTCACATCTATCTAAATTAGATGATAGAATTAAAATTATTGAGGTTAAAAGCAAACCGTATTTTAATCAACCTCAACCTTTAAATCTTGCTGCAAGTATTGCTACTGGAAATTACATCTTAAAAGTGGATTGTGATTACATTCTCAATCCATATTATAATTTTTTTGATGCATATCCAGTAGATAATAATACTTTTATTTCTGGCAAGAGTAATTATCAAGCTCCTGAGTATTATTCCGAATCTCATGGTGGATATGTAATCGACATGCATCAAATGAGACCAGAAGAAATTGTTGATTATACTGTTTCTTATAGTCCTTATTTTAAATTTTTAATTGGTCTTTTATTAATCAGCAAAGAAAATTTCTTGAGATGTGGTGGATATAACGAAAATCTTACTAAATGTTATGCTTTTGAAGATGAAGAACTTTATGCTAGATTAAAATTGATGGGTCTTAAAGAAACTAGATTACGTCATGATTATCATGCAATTCATATTCCTCATCCTGATAAAAAAAGAACGGAATATTTTGAGGGATTTTCTTGGGAATCTGATTTCATAAAAATGGTTCAAGAAAATATGAGAAATCAGGGACATACTGAGCAGGAAGTTCAATGGCAAGTTGAATATGCTTTAGCTCAAAAACATATTGACCAAAATAAAGAAATGATTGGTGAAATTACCGAATATTGTGTTCAATCAAAATCAAATTGGAGAGTTTATGAGATGTGTAAAAATGTATACAACGCTATAGAAGTTTTACCATTAAATAAATTATGATGTATTCTGATTTCACTTTAGTAGTTCAGGGTCCAACTAATGACTCTACTAAAATAGATTTTTTAGATTCTATAGATTACTATAAGACCCTATTCTCTAAAATAATATTATCAACTTATGACGAGCATATTTGTGATAATAAAAATCTTTTAAAAATATGTGAAGAAAAAAACATAGAAATAGTAACTCAAAGTCTAGAGAATGGAATAAACAATCTATCATTTAAAGACTTTGATGAAAATCATGACATGGATAATGATTGTGGAATTAAATTCCAAACTGTTAGTACTTTAATTGCTTTAAAAAATGTTCATACTCCTTATGTTTTAAAACACAGAGTTGATGAAAGATATTCAAATTTGCATTTGATCTTGGATAAGTTTTTATTAGATACTGAAAAATTAGTAACTGGTGGAACTTTTTTTGGGCAAAAAGTTTATTTTGAATATTGTGCAGCAGATCATTTAATGGTTTCTAGAACTGGCAAAATGATAAACACATTTGAAAAAACTTTAGAGATGATAAATTCTGGTATTTTAGATAGTGGACCAGAAATAATGTATACAAAAAATTTCATTAGAATTTCTGGAGAAAATCCTACAAGTGAAAATCACGATATTCTTATGAAAAAGTATATTGATTTCTTACCGGACAAATATATGGAACCATTTGTTATACGTGCAAATCATTGGAATCAGATTTGGACAACTGCAGAATCTCTGGGTCATAGAAGAAATGCCTATGAAACGATAGATGATATGATAAACAGTGAAATCGTAGTTTTAAATCAATTTTATAATTATAGTTGAGGTAATATGAACAACTCATTAATGATGGCAAGTTATTCGGATAAAAAACAAAAATTAATTAATTTTCCAAAAGTTTATTATATTAGCTTAGAAGAAAGTGAAGACAGAAGAGAAAACTTGAGAAAAAGTTTCTTGAAATATGGAATTTATAATTTACAAGATGTAATTTCTAAAAGATATTCTGAATCGAATGATCAAGTTTCTGGACCACAATTGCATATTCTTGATGGTGGAACTATAGGATGTGTAGTTTCTCACATTAAAATGATTAAAAAGTGGTATGAAGAAACTGATGACGAATATGCATTCTTTTGTGAAGATGATCTTAGTTTAGAAACTGTCGATAATTGGAATTTTACTTGGGATGACTTTGTAAACAATCTCCCCGAAGATTGGGATTGTGTTCAACTTTGTTGCATTAAACCCTCTCACGATTCTATTATTCTTAAAGAAAGATCTATGTATGATTGGTCAGTGACCGCATACATTATGAAGCGCGATTATGCTAAAAAAATTATAGATCGCTATTGTTTTGGGGATAAATTTAATCTTGAGATTTATGGAACTGATTTTTATCCTATGCCAGAAACAGTTCTTTTTTATGATATTGGAAAAGTTTACGCTGTAGATTTGTTTGTTGAGGAAGTAAAGTTTCAGTCAACATTTACTGAAACAGCAAATATTGAAGGTGGTACTAAGGACCATCATGCAGAAAGCCAAGAATTTGTGTCATCTTGGTGGGAAAAAAATGGACAGAACATTACCATTCAGGAACTTGTTGGTAATGAGCAACCAAAAACTGTAAGAGAAAAAACTGAATTGGAAGATCTCCTAACAAAATTTTCTCTTGATACTGAAAATGCAGTACATAATTTTAATCTAGGTGTTTGGTATGAAAATGGTGGTCATACTGCACCAGCTCTTTCTTACTACTTGAGAGCAGCGGAAAGATCTGAAGATGATAATCTTACTTACGAGGCACTTATTAGAGGATCTTATTGTTACGATAAGCAAGGTACTAGAGATAATAGTTCTAAATCTCTTTTAACTCAAGCACTGTGCTCAGTTCCATTAAGACCAGAAGCATATTTTCTTTTAAGTAGATTTGCTGAACGTAGGAGTCAGTGGATGGAAGCATATACTTTTGCTTGTCAAGGTTTGGAATATGCAACATTCGATCATCCAAATCTTATCACTGATGTTGAATATCCTGGTAAGTATGGGTTGATCTATCAGAAAGCACTTTCTGGATGGTGGTGGGGTAAGTCTGAGGAATGTAAAGAATTATTCCAAGATCTTATGACAAACTACCAGATGGATAATTATTATCTAGAAAGATCCAAAGAACATATTGCAAGTTTTAATCTTGAAATTGTAGAAAAAAAGAATTGATGCAGAACAATAACTTTGAAAAAATTGACATTGTTCTGCAAGGAAGATACGATGAGTTTACTAATGAAGTCATAGATTCATACTTTGAATTACCTTTTGTAAATAACATCATTCTTTCTTGCTGGGAAGATGATGTTGTTACATACATTCCAAATTCAAGATTCTTTGTTGTCTCAAATAAGTTTCCAATTACTCCAGGAACAGATAATAGAAATCTACAAATTGTAACGTCTTTTGTAGGTCTTCAAAAAGTTACAACTGAATATGCTATTAAGATGAGAACTGATCAAAAATATACTTATCAAAGTATGTTAAACATGTATCAGTTCTTTATAGATCATAGGAATGAAGATAGAATATTTGTTCCTGGAATGTATCCTCATTTGTTATTTCACCCAAGAGATCATGTTTTCTGGGGAAAAACTGAGCATTTAATTAAAATGTTTGATATTCCTCTAGAGATAAATGGACTTATTGACAAAATAAGAATAAGCAAGTATGATCTATGGAAATATTATGGTCACTTTATAAGAACTGAAACTTATATTGGGGCACATTATTGCTCTAACTATGATGATAGAATTAAATTATTTTTACTCTATCCAAATGAATATCTTTATGATTATGCTCCAAATTGGGAAGAAGTTTATAAAATTAGTCAAGAATTAACTAAAAAGATATTTAAATGCTTTCCCAAAACTGATATTGATCTAACGTGGCCTAAGAAAAATTTATCTTCTTATCCATATGAAGATCAAAAAAATGGATACAATGAATGTTGGCATGAAGATGGATTATAAATTAAATATAAATTAAATATAAATTAATTACAATAGAAAAGGAGTTTTATGAATTTTACGGTATATTCAAAACCAGATTGCCCTTATTGTTATAAAATTAAACAAGTATTAGAATTGACAGCAAGTAACTTTGTGGTTTATAATTTAGGAGAGCACTTTACTAAAGAAGAATTTTATTCCGAATTTGGTAAAGGAACCACATTCCCTCAAGTTATTTGTAATGACAAAAAACTTGGTGGGTGTACAGATACTATTAACTTTTTGAAAGAGAATAAAGTTGTCTAATACTAACCTAAATAATTTTGACAACCATATTAATCGTGGTTTTGAATTTATCTTAAACGGAGGTAAAAGAAAGCAACCCAAAAATATTCATATTGTTTTTGAAAAGTTGGTTTGCTTTCTGAACAGGGAAGTGACCATCTACTTAGAATTTTCTTTACACGCAAAAAGAAAAAGGTAGTTCCCAGGAGAAAAAAAAATGTTAGCAACAAGTTTAGTGTTTGGATCATTTTTAACCATTTTATTTTTTGTTGTTGGGATACTATTTGGATGGGTCGCTAGAGAATACATGATGAATTACAGGGAAATACCAAGACCTCACCCTGAAATGTTTGATTCGCAGGGTAATCTAATACCCGATGAGGTAATTGCATTTAATTTTGAGAACTATTATGACAACAACGACGACAACGCAGAAGAAGAAGACTAGTTCTTCTAAAGTAAATACAACTGTTAAAAAAATATCTGAAGATCTTCCTGTAAATCCATTTGCTTTTGAAGTTTTAGAATTAGTTTCTAAACAAAGAACTAATGCTAAAAAAATCGAATTGCTTAAGAAATATGAAGATCCTTCTCTTAAGGCTATTTTTATTTGGAATTTTGACGAAAGTTTAATTTCAGCACTTCCAGAAGGAGATGTTCCTTACGCAAGCACTGGAGAACAAAATTCATTTAGTGGTACGGTAAGTGATAAGGTTAGGGATGCTGTTGGTAAAATGCAAGAATTGGGTTCCAATTCTCTTGGCATGAATGATCAGGGTCAAATTACAATTCGTAAAGAATATACTAGATTTTATAATTTTATTCGTGGTGGAAATGATGGACTAAGTTCTCTTCGAAGAGAGACTATGTTTATTAATATTCTTCAAGGACTTCATCCTCTTGAAGCAGAAATTCTTTGCCTTGTTAAAGATAAAAAATTAGAAACGAAATATAAAATTTCTAAAGAAATTGTTTCCGAATCTTATCCTGATATTAAATGGGGAAATCGTGTATGAGTAATAATCTTCGTGATGTTGTTCAAAAGACAAAAGGTAAGGGGGAATTAAATTTGGAAAAGGATTTAGACAATAAAAATGATGTTCTTCCCTCTAAGTATGGGTGTCAAATTTTATTTCAAGATACAACACTAGAAAAAGTAAAAGACCCATCTCTACCATCTGACGCTTATCTAGTTTATTATAAATTAGAAGAAAAAATTTGCTTAGATTTGTGTAGAGGTGGAAAGAGGGTTGATATTTTTGATTTTTACTATGACAAATATGGTAAAGATTCACTTCAAAAAATTGCATGGGGTTATGGTAGATCTAATCCCAGAATTTGGGGATATAAATCACCCGAAAAGAAAAAGAGAAAATAATTCACAAATTGTCGGAAAAAATTTCCGGCAATTTTTTTGCCCCTTAAGATTTTTTAAAATTGTATCAAAAAATACAAAATTAGTTGCATAGATAGAATGAATAAGGTATAATGCCTTTATCGTTCATCCCTTTGGGACGGAAGTAAGCCGACGCGGAACGGATCGTTCATTCGCTATTTGCAAATAGCGAACGCAAACGCCGACTGAAGGAACGCTCTTTAACCTAAACCATTAAGGAGAACCCTAATGTCTAAAGTCGTATATCGTGGTGTTGAATATGACACCACAGAACGCCCAAATCAAACGTTTAAGATTGAACCCCACGTAGAAATTTATCGTGGTACTATGTTTTACGTTGATGAAAATGGAAACAAACTCTCTATGGAAAGATCCAAAGGGGGTGTAAAATGAACACTTACTTCGTTCGTTATTTAAAGAAAAAAGCAAAGAAGGAAAAACTTCTTAAAGATGCACAACTGAATATGGCAAAGAAACCACAAATTGCTTGATATGAAGGAGGGTTGATTCCCTCCTTTTTTTGTGTTAAAATGCAAAAAGAGGATATAATTTTATGGACAAAGAAAAATTAAAACTCATTGTTCGTAATCTTGAATTGTTGGTTGATTCTCTCAAAGCAGAAGTTTATTCTGATGTTTCTGCTTATGAACCACCAAAAAAAACTTTAGAACAATTTGCAGATTACGACGAACTTTATGACGATGATGATGGATACACAGATTAGTAGAACAAAAAAACTTGTGAAACTTCTTAATAGATTGCTCAAGCAAGAACACTTATATACTCCCGAGCAACTTTTAGAAATGAAATCACAATTAAAAATTGTAAAACAAGAAATCGCAAATCTTGAAGCACAAACATCAAAAGGATTTGGAAAAAAATGACCGTAAAACTTATTTCAGTAACACCAGATGCAGAAAAAACAATGGCATTTATTGCACGAGTTTCTAATCCTGCGAATCAAGACAACGAAAACTATGCCAAGTTGCTTGCTTATTGTATTAAGCATAATCATTGGTCTGTTTTTGAGCAGTCTTCTATGACTCTTGAAATTGAAACGAATCGTGGTATTGCAGCACAAATTTTACGTCATCGTTCATTTACATATCAAGAATTTTCGCAACGCTATGCAGATTCTTCTTTGTTAGGAGAAATCCCTGTTCCCGATCTTCGTCGTCAAGATACGAAGAATCGTCAAAACTCAATTGATGATATTGATGAGGATGCAAAACAAGATCTTTGGTTAAAGATTAATGATCATTTTAAGGAGTCTATGCAACTCTACAAGGAACTTCTTGATAAGGGAATAGCAAAAGAGTGTGCGAGGTTTGTATTGCCCTTGGCAACGCCCACACGCATCTATATGACCGGTTCTTGTCGCAGTTGGATTCATTATATTAATCTTCGTTCTGCAAATGGTACTCAAAAGGAGCACATGGATATTGCACTTGCCTGCAAAGAAATTTTCAAAGAGCAATTTCCATCAGTTTCAGAAGCCCTTGAGTGGGTCTAAATAACGATACATATTATTAAACCTTATGGCAATTTATCCAATTATTCATAAAGAAACAGGTGAAAAAAAAGTTGTTGAGATGAGTGTCAACGACATTATGCAGTGGTATAAAGACAATCCCGAATGGCAGAGGGATTGGTCGGAAGGATGTGCAACTCCAGGTGAAGTTGGAGATTGGCAAAACAAACTTATTAGTAAAAACCCAGGGTGGAACGACGTTTTAGGACGTGCAGCAAAAATGCCTGGATCAAACGTAAAAAAACTCTAATATGGCAAGAAGAAATAGAAGAGCAGATCAACCAATAGGTGTTGGTCTTACAACTCGTCAAATGAAGCGTAGAAAACCGTTAAGTTTTGATTATTTGGTAGACATAGATCCCCTAACAGAGAATCAAAAAAAACTTTTTTATTCTTACGATAATGACAAACATATCGTTGCTTATGGGTGTGCTGGAACTGGTAAAACATTTATCACGTTGTACAATGCTTTAAAGGATGTTCTTGATGAAAAAAGTCCATATGAAAAAGTTTACATCGTAAGATCCTTAGTAGCGACTCGGGAAATCGGATTTCTTCCTGGTTCACATGAAGATAAAGCAGATATTTACCAAATTCCTTATAAGAATATGGTGAAATATATGTTCCAGATGCCCTCCGATGTGGACTTTGAAATGCTCTACGGAAATCTTAAATCTCAAGAAACTATCAAGTTCTGGTCAACTTCTTTCCTTCGTGGAACAACTCTCGACAATGCTATTATTATTGTAGATGAATTTCAGAACCTAAATTTCCACGAACTTGATTCTATCATTACTCGTGTTGGCGAAAACACCAAAATTTGTTTCTGTGGTGATGCTTCTCAATCAGATTTACAGAAAACAAATGAGCGTAATGGTATTGTAGATTTTATGAACGTATTGCGTAAAATGCCATCATTTGATATAATTGAGTTTGGTGTAGACGACATTGTTCGTTCTGGACTTGTTAAAGAATACATCCTTGCAAAAATGGAATTAGGTTTTTAATGTTTAATCATATTGATATTCAACTCCCCCAGTTGGAGCGTGAGACAATTGATGGTGTAAGATATTATAAAGTTCCTGATGAAGAAGAACTTCTCCGACTGGTCTCCATTACTTCGGTGACCAGTCATTTTAATAAAGAAATCTTTGTTAAATGGCGTAAAAAAGTTGGAGATGATGAAGCAGATCGCATCACAAAAGCGGCAACAAGTCGTGGAACTGATATGCACCTTCTTGTAGAACATCATCTCAAAAATGAAGAACTTCCAGAAGTTCAACCAATTTCAGATTTTCTTTTTAAAATTGCGAAAACTGACTTAAATCGTATAAATAATATTTACGCCCTTGAAGGGTCCCTATATAGTAAGCAATTAGGAATTGCTGGGACAGTTGATTGTATCGCTGAATATGATGGCGAACTGGCAATCATTGACTTTAAGACTTCTAAAAAACCAAAACCACGTGAGTGGATCGAACACTATTTTGTTCAATGTATGGCATACGGATGTATGCTCTACGAACTGACTGGTATTTCAGTCAAAAAACTTGTAATCATTATGGCTTGCGAAAATGGAGAATGCGTCGTTTATGAAGAAAGAGACAAATCAAAATACATCAAACTTCTCACCGAATACATTAGAAAGTTTGTTAGACATCAATTGGAATTATATGGAACAAAATAAAGAAATAGAGCAGGCTATACAAAGTAAGTTTTTAACTCCATCTAAGTTTGCTTTAGAAATTGAAAAAATAGTTGCAGAAGAAAATATAAACTACATTGATGCTATTTGTCATTATTGCGAAACAAATGGTGTAGAAATTGAATCTGTTACTAAATTGATTTCAAAACCTTTAAAAGAAAAATTAAAATGGGACGCAATTCGTCTTAATTTTATGAAAAAAACTTCCCGTGCTAAACTTCCTTTATGAGTCCTTTTGAGACATATCAAACTTATCTTTCGATGAAAAGTCATTTTACGAATAGTAAATATGACTTTTTTAAGTATGGTGGCAAATCCAGAGCAACAGTCACTTCATTCAATAAACGCAAGGACAAATACTGGTTCGAAAAAAGCTCAAGAAAATATTCAGATAAAGAAATAGTAGATTTTTTATTAGCAAATTTTGTATCCACAGACAACCCACAAAACTTATGGATTGGAGAAATTATCAATTCTGGAGAAAGAACATACGCAGATTGGATGCGGAGACAACAGAGTTTGACTTACTTGTTCAAAGAACAATCAACGGAATTGTTCTCAGAGAACGAATTCGAAACTGTGTTCAACTGTTCCAAAGGTCACCCTATAGTTCTCAAAAAGTTTCTAAGCGGGAAATTATCGCTAGAAACATTCGTAATTTACGACAAAATATTTGGTTTCTCAAAAACTTTTGATAAGAAACTTTTGGATCCAGTGTGGGAAACCGTCAGTTTAAAAATCAAAAAATACAATCCGTTTCTAAATATTGACGTATTTCAGTTTAAGCGTATTTTAAGGGAAATCGTTCAATGAGTAAATTTTTTGACTCTGATATTATTCAAGAAGAATTGAAAGAAATTAATAAATTGCAAGAAGAAATTTACGGAAGTATTCTTACGTTTGGTATGATGGACCGTGAAACAAAACTGGAACACATTGAAAAGCTTGAGGTTTTGTTGGAAAAGCAACGTGTAATGTATACACGTTTGTCTCTTTCAGATGACCCACAAGCGGTTGAAATGAAAGAAAATTTAAAAAAATCTGTTGTTCTGATGGGATTTCCACCAGAAACTGATATGAGTTTGCTTTTTAGTAGTATGAGTAAAACTATCGAATCTCTCAAACAATACGTTGACAGTTGAGAGAATCCTTGTTATAATATTCAAGTAATCCCCCGAATCCAATTAATCTGAGGTATCTAAATGGGCTTTGCCGATCTTAAAAAACAATCTAAACTTGGTTCCTTGACTGCTAAACTGGTTAAGGAAGTAGAAAAAATGAATACCGCTAGTAATTCTAGCGATGATCGTGTATGGAAACTGGATGTAGACAAAAGCGGTAATGGATATGCCGTAATTCGTTTCCTTCCTGCACCCGATGGGGAAGATCTTCCTTTCGTGAAGGTTTATTCTCACGCCTTTCAGGGTCCTGGTGGTTGGTTAATCGACCAGTGCTTAACCACTATTAACCAAAAATGCCCAGTTTGTGAGCACAATTCTGGTTTGTGGAATAACGGAACTGATACAGGTAAAGAAGTTGCTCGCAAACAAAAGCGTAAACTAACTTATGTTTCTAACATTTATGTTGTAAAGGATCCTGCTAATCCTGAAAATGAAGGTAAGGTCTTCCTGTTCAAGTATGGTAAGAAGATCTTTGATAAACTCACTGCTGCAATGCAACCTGAGTTTGAAGATGAGCAAGCAATTGATCCTTTTGATTTTTGGCAAGGTGCCAACTTCAAACTGAAAGCAAAGAATGTTGCTGGTTATAGGAATTATGATTCCAGCGAGTTTGCTTCTGTTAGTGCTCTGCTAGACGATGATGATGCAATGGAAGCAATCTGGAAAAAGCAGTATTCTCTTGCAGAATTTGTTTCTCCTGATCAGTTCAAGTCTTACGATGAACTAAAGAAGCGTCTTCACTCTGTTCTTGGTTCTAAACAAACTCGTATTGATGAAGAAGTTGAAGACGAAGAAGACTATCGTGGTCCTGTGAAGGAACTTGATGATGATCTTCGTTCTGAACTGAACAATCTTCAACCCACTCGCCGTGCTGCTGCCCCTGCAGAAGAGGATGAAGACGATGATGCCCTTTCCTACTTCGCCCGCTTGGCAGAAGACTGATCAGGTGCTATAATGAGGGGAGCGAGATCTCCCCTTTTTTATGAAATCTGATTATTATATCGATAAGATTTCTAAAAAACAGGCAGAAGAACTACTCCTAGAATACCACTATCTCAAAGACATTTCAAAAGGATTTAAGTCTGGTTATAACTACGGACTTTTCAAGAAGAATGATTTCAGTCCTTTGAATGTTGGTGGTCTTCTGGGAGTTTGTATCTTTACAGGACTTCCTGTTCCTGAAATTGCTAAAGGTGCTTTTGGATTAGAACGTAATGAACAACAAGGACTTTTTGAACTTTCGCGCCTCTGCATTCACCCAGACACCCAATCTGACGAGCATAATATCACTTCTTGGTTTGTTTCAAGATCGATTAGACAGTTACGGAAGGATACTGAAGTTAAAGCAATCATCTCTTACGCTGATAGTGATTTCCATAATGGTACAATCTATCGCGCTTGTAACTTTAAGTATTGCGGACT